GTGTACCATTATTCCCGTTGATGTGGCGACGGTCGATTTCACCAGTTGATTCTGCAATACGTTTCATCGTCATAGTAAATTCCTCAATAGCATTTTTTGTTAAAACTGTTTCGTCAATGCGTGTATTATACAATCAACGAAGCATCTACGCAAAGGATTAAAATTCGTGAAAATTAGCAACGAAACGCGACAGTATTTCAAAACGCAAAACATCAAAAAGCAGATCGAAATGCTGGGCGAAGAGTATATCATGCGCACACAAGAGCGCTTCACTGTCGGCGACATTAAGCCTTACGAATATCAGGTCGCGGCGTACTTCGAGATCGCGAAGCGCTTAGGTAAGGACTACGAACACCCGTTCTATGTGAAGGCGTCGGTATCGGCAGGTAAAACAATCATCTTCGCGATGGTTGCGAAACAGTGTCAAGCTATGGGCTTGAAAATGATGGTTCTTGCCCGACAGGGTGAGATTGTCGATCAGGATAGTGAAGAGATCGACAATTTCGGAGTTCCTAACTCTATCTTTTCCGCGTCGCTGGGTATCAAGTCTTGCTACTTCCCGATCGTAGTCGGTTCCGAAGGTACTGTCGGTAACGGCCTGTTTAACGAACTATCCGACTTCGTGCCGCACGTAATCGGGATCGATGAATGTCACCAAGTCGATTGGGAAGACGTAGCGAAAGCGATTGAGGGCGACGAATCTTACGAACAAATGACGGCGGATAAAGGTCAAATCGTAATGAATGGCGATATTCCGCTGATCGGTAAAGACGGTTTACCTGTCACCGGGACAAAGCGTTCACAGTACACCGTAATCATTGTTGAAATGATGCGTCGTTGTCGTGAGGTTCACGGTCACGAATTGCGAGTGTTCGGAATGACCGGATCGGAATATCGCGGAGTTGTGCCGATTCTTGTCGAAAATCCGAAGATGGTCGGATTCTGGCGTGAGCAGGTAACGAACATTGATACCAACTACCTGATCGAATTCGGTTCCGTTGTGCCGACAGTATTCGGATCTACTTCAGGCGTTCACTACAACTACGACAGCTTCACGGCATCCAGCGAAGACGGCGTAGCGGACTTCAGCGACAAAGACTTGAAAAAGATGGAAGCCGAAGCGCTGGCGAACAAGTCTTTAACCGAACAGATTATGCACATGGTCGCAAAGGAGGCGGAGAAGCGGAACGCGGTTCTAATCACTTGCGCCGGGCAAAGGCATTGCAAAGAAGCCGCCGCCGCACTACCGCCCGGAAGCACTTACGCGATCATTACCGACAAGACCAACGCGAAGCAACGACAGGCAATCTTAGACGACGTTCGCGCCGGGAAGATTAAGTACACGTTTCAGGTTATGGCGTTAACTACTGGCGTGAACGTGCCGAATTGGGATTTCTCTGTAATCCTCCGCAAGATTGGTTCGCTTACCTTGCTGATTCAGCTTTTAGGGCGCGGAATGCGACTTCTGAAGAAATGGCAGATTGAAGCGGGAATGGTGAAGACAGATCATCTTGTTTGGGACTTCGCCGGGACAATGGACGAATTAGGGCAACTTTATTTCGATCCGATACTTGAGCAAGCGCAATACCAACGTCGATTTGAAACAGGTAAAGATCCGAAGAAATGCGAACTATGCGGACACGAAAACAGCTTTTACGCCCGCCGTTGTGTTAACGTAATCGACGGAAAGCGATGTGAACACTTCTGGACGTATCAAACGTGCGAAGACCAGAAGGACGAAAAAACGGGTAAGATCCTTGTAAAAGGTTGCGGGGCGAAAAATGACGTCGTGGCGCGTGTCTGTCGTTGTTGCGATGTGTCGTTAGTCGATCCTAACCTGAAGCTATCCGGGAAGGCGTACACGAAAAACGATTGGTACGACGTTAAAAAGTTCGAAGTACAGTTGACCAAAAACAGAAAGGGAATAATATTCCATTACGTGTTAGATAACGGCGAAGGTGAGTTCAACGCATACGAACGATTCTTCCCGGAATCCGAAGCGAAAGTGTGCGGTACGTTGTGGAAAACTAAAGGTGTGTTGCCGCACGTATCAGATCCGAAGATGCGCAAATACTTCATCGGCATGAAGAACGCAATCAAGATCATGCAGTACGCGCACCACATCGCCGCCCCGGTTCGCGTGACGCACCGCAAGAACGCGAAGAAAGAAGACTTAATCAGCCGTAAAGATTTCGGCATGGAGGAAATACCGCAATGATAACCGACAAAGGCGACTACTTAGAATTCTACGAACGCGATCCAAGCGACACACGGAAGGAGGTTAATCACCAGATTGAAAGTACATCGTTCGTTAAGGTTCGGCATCCTGAATTACTGTTCTGGCATAGCGTGAACGAGAACGAGAAAAGCAAGGTTACGGCGATGATAGATCAGCAATCGGGATTATTGAAAGGCGTTAGCGACTTCGTGTTCCTGATTGGTTTTAATCACCGCTACCCGTTCGGCGCTATCGAATTGAAGCGCGTCAATAAGTCGGGCAAAGGAAAGGCGTCACTAGTCAGCGACGAACAGAAATCTTTCTTGCGTAAGGTTCGCGAACGTGGAGGATTCGCCGCCGTCGCCTATGGCGTAGAGCAATTTAAATTAGCTGTCGAAGAAATGCTAAAAGAGCACGAATAGCTAAAACAGCCGAAAGGGAATTCGGCATAATAGCTTCATCGAAACAACGGAGACAAAGAAATGAAAAAATTAGCACTTCTCGCAATGTTATTCGCCGCTTCAGTTAGCGCGAAGGATTTCAATATTAATTATGATTGCGACTACACGTTCGACGGTCACGAATACACCGAGCAGATCGAATATAACGCCGTAACCGAAGCGTTAACGATTGGCGGTAAAGTTCACGGACAAGATTTTCGTTCTGTCCTGAATTACAAGTCGCGCTATCAGTTCTTCAAAAACACGGCATTGATTCGCGACAGATTCACCGGGAAGATGCTTTCCAATAGCCACGAAATTACTAACCTTCAGTGCGAAATTTACGGAGCATAAGCGATGAAAGACGAAAACGATAAAGTGACAATCGACACATTCGGCACAGGTTGCGAGTTTGCCCGCGCCGGGTTAGTAACTGGCGGTCATTATCAATATGTAAGGCCGCGCCCTGAAGATATCGTATCCGGTCGCCGATATAAGGGAACCAATACGCCGGACGCGGTTCGCGACTTATGGTCTACTCCGCGCGAAGTCGTGGCATATATGGAAGGCCGCTTCGGTAAATATGATCTTGACGCCGCCGCCAGCGAAGAAAATAAAGTGTGCGACAAGTTTTATTCGCAGGAAACAAACTGCTTAAAACGCTGGTGGGGTAAAAATAAACACGTTTGGCTAAATCCGCCATATAGTCGCCCGGACGTGTTCGTTAAGAAAGCGATCGAGCAAATGGAACACGGAAACCAGATTGATATGCTGTTACCTGCCGATAACTCTACGGCATGGTTTACAGAAGCGCGACGTAACGCGGCGGAAATCATCTGGATCGAGGGTGATTTGTGGGAAGATATCGACGGAACGGAATTCGCCAGATCTGGACGGTTGGCCTTCATTTCGGGCGCTACCGGGAAGCCAGTAGACGGAAATAACAAAGGCTCTGTTCTGTTCGTCATTCGCCAACTTAAAGAAGGCGAGACACAACAAACGCATTATGTGAGCATTGCGGACATTTGCCCTTCAGTGAAAAATAAACGTGCAAAAGCGAGGAATATTTAATGAAACTTTTACTTATCGGCGAGAATAAATTATTCCTCCTGTATCGTGCAATGGTGTGCGCGGCGATTGAAAGCGCGATGGTCGAAGAAATGGTAGACGGCGACTTGTGGAGTTTTACGGATTGCCTTGATATGTCATTCGAAGAGATAAAGAATCAGCCGTTCGAATTGTGGGATTCAATCATACAAAACGACTTGCGCGAATTCTTAGGCGTCAGATCGCACTAATTGCTAAACGTACCCGGCGAAAGTCGGGTATTATTATTTCATCAAAACGAAACGGAGATAAGCAAATGACTCGCATCAATAAACACTTTTTCGAAATGGCTCAATCTTCAGCGCGTGAAGGCGTAGAGTTAACCACATATCACGCGGGTAACTTCGATTGGGATATCGCTATGAAGTTTCTTAAAATGGCATATTACCGCGCAAGCGTCGAAGAGATCGAAAGCTTTATCGAAGACGTTAAGAAGGTGATTCATGATTAAAGAATCAGGCAAGCGGGCAGTGTGGGAACACGCAAAAGAAACAGGGCTTGCGGACGGGATCGCACTAATTGCTAAGTATTTAGATATAAAAGACGTTAGCATAATTGGTAACGGGAAGATAACCTACATTGAAGAGCTTCCACGCAAATGTCACCGCGTCCCGGCTGTTCCCGGTCTAGAATATTACCGGGAAGAAGGTAAGCGCATAATGAAGGAATTTAAGGAGAGTCAGAAGAATGGAAAGGCTACCCGGCTTAAACGGTAACTTTGACAGTTACCCGGAAACAGAGTTCGAAGGCGAAGTGTTTAAAATAATCCCTTTCGCTGATTGGTTGCCTTCCGACTTCGAAACGGTTCTATGCAGTCGCGGCGGCGGTTATATAAAGATGTGGTATAGCCCGGCTAAAAACATGATGATTTTCGACAATGGCGGCGAAGGTATGAAGCCTTCAGACCTTGTAAACTGGCTTAGGAAGAAGTAGCATGTTCGGCTTTTTTGGTGTAGTATTCACCCCCGTAATAGCTTTCACTATCATTTATCTAATTGTAATGTAAGGATGTAAAAATATGTCAACTGCAAAAATCACAACCGAACAGCTTATCGAAGAGCGTAGCAACGGCCTAACCCTTCGCGAGATCGCAGAAAAATACGGTATGCACATTCGAACCGTCGAAGCGCGTCACGCTAAGTTAGCGAAAGAAGGTCACTTCCACGGAAACGCGCACGTATCGGCTAACGTCCCGACAGGCTTCGCGGTCAAAGGTACTTCGACAATGATTCGCGCGGACGGTTCCGAAGTCGTTCGTTGGGTTAAGACCGATCAGGACAAGGAAAAGATTTACGAACTAATGAAGGCGGCACAAATCGCATTTTGTGAAGACCTTCCGCGAGCGACGCCAAGCGACGCAACGCCGAACACTGAAGAAAGCTTGCTTGCGCTTTACCCGGTATTCGATCTTCATATCGGCGCGTTAGCCCATAAACACGAATCCGGCGAAAACTATTCTACTGATATCGCCGAAGAAGTGTTGAACAAGTATTTCGACTACGCCGTAACCGTAGCGCCTGAAGCCAAAAAAGCCGTACTGTTAATCGGTGGTGACTTCCTGCATAGTGACGGTCTGGACGCAGTTACCCCGGCAAGCGGTCACGTTCTGGATCAAGATTCACGCTATGCAAAACTGGTTTACGTGGCAATCCGGGCAACGCGCCGCGCGATCTCAAGAATGCTTGAGAAACACGAAGAAGTCGAAGTGCAAATCATTGAAGGCAATCACGATCAAGCCGGAATGATTTGGCTACGCGCTGCAATGGCGGCATATTACGACGACGAACCGCGCGTCTATGTCGATGTTAGCCCGATGATTCTACATAAAACGAAGTGGGGTAAAACGCTTTTGGGTTACACTCACGGTCACACGATGAAGAAAGCCGACACGCGTTTAGCGGCTATGGCGGCGGACTTCCGCGAAGAGTTCGGCGACAGCAAATACGTATACACGCATAGCGGACATTGGCATCATCAAACAATCACCGAGCACACGCTAGGGATTGACGAAGTACACGGACAGCTAGGCGCTAAAGACGCTTACGCGGCGCGGGGCGGCTGGAGAGCATACCGACAAGCGGCGGTTATCGTGTACGACAAAAAATTCGGCGAAGTTGGGCGCTTCATCTACCGCCCGGAAATGACCGAATAAATAGCACGAATAGCTAAAGACAAACGCGGGGTAACGAGTTATAGTTACCCCATCAAAACAAAGGAGATAGACAAATGAAAGACTTCATCATCAAAACCGTAGTACCTTTCGTTGCTGGCGTAGCTGTTACCGGGTTCTTCTTGTGGGTTCTGTCTTTAGCTGGCAACTTCAACGGATTTTAAGGAAAACAACATGACTCGCGTTAAGTGTATTCGCAACGACTCTAAATCTTTACCGTTCCACGTTAACGAAATCTATTCGATCGGCTATCACCACGGCGGCGGGATTTATGAGATCTACGACGGCAAAGGATCGGCAATTCAAGCGCCGTTAAGCGGACATTATCTTGAATTCGTTGTTGTCAAATAACTGATACAAATCAAATCACTATCCTAAAGGGGGCTTTATGCCTCCTTTTTGTGCTGTTCCTTTCCTGCCCACCTTCCGTTATTATATCCCCACTAACTTAAAACTTTATTGTGGGGTATTTCATGAAAGACTTTATTCACGCTGCAACGTCCGGCACTGGCGGCGCTGCAATCACTAGCGCGGCAACAGGACAGCTTGTTATCGCCGGGCTAACCTTCGTTTGTTTCTTAGGCTTCGGCGTTTGGGGCGCTTACTGGAAGTACCGCGACAGCAAGGCTATCCGCGCGGCTATCGACGCCGGAGATCTGAAAACGGCAATCAACATTCGGAATAAATAACTATGAGCGCAATCAAGAACACTGTAGCGGCGACAGTAATTTCCGCCGCCCTTGTTCTTGTGCCGGGCTTGCTTGAGGAAATCGAAGGCATCCGGTACAAGCCGTACAAGGATATCGCCGGGATCTGGACGGTCTGTTCTGGCATTACCGGGAAGGATGTTATTTTAGGCAAGACGTACACGAAGAAAGAGTGCGACGCGCTACTTTACAAACACATCGAAGTAGCGAAGCGGCACGTTGATAGCGCTGTAAAAGTGCCGATTCCTGATACCATGCGGGCGGCTCTGTATAGCTTCACGTTCAACGTTGGAGGCGGGGCATTCCGTAAATCAACCTTACTAAAAGACGTCAACGCCGGGCGATTCACGAAGGCTTGTTCGCGTCTTTATGATTGGGTTTACTTCTACAATCCGAAAACCGGAAAAATGGAAAAGTCACGCGGCCTTAAAAACCGTCGCGACATTGAATATAAATTCTGCATGAAGGAGTTAACGAAATGAAAGATTTTGCATTAGCAACATTTTGCGCATTGTGCATTACATTACCCGCGATCGTGCTGTCGGGCTGTTCAATGAATCCGCTGGATTCCCTGATTGGTAATAAGCCAGATGTGACGGCGCAAGTCGGCGCGGAGAACGTAAAACAGACTGTCGGCCTGACAGCTAAACAGGATCAGAAGAACGAAACGTCGGTCAAAGATTCCAACGTCGGCAAGGTGGATTCCTCCACTAAGAAGACGGAAAGCATTAAGGCCGGAACCATTCAGGCGGAACGCATCGAAGTAAACAACGGTAGCGAAGGCGCTGTATTCTGGTTCGGTGGCGGCATGATTGCGGCGTGGTTGATTTGTGCGGGGCTGTTGTGGTCAATCAGTTACAGGAAACAAAATAAGGAGGCTTAAAGCCTCCTTTTTTATGCGAGAATGTCGATACTTTCCGCGACCTTCACTTCATCAGGGATTCCGCATTCTACGGCGTGGATTGTTACCGCCTTAGTAACGATAATCGGATCGGCTGCGAAGTCGTATCCCATTACGTTTAACGTTGCGCAAATCGCGCGGTTACGTGCTGCAAACGGTACGCAATCCGGGATTGTAACAGTTTCGACTTTGCGTTCGTCGGTGCGGGCATTTGATTTGAAGTTAACGCGGTAAGTAGCCATTTTTCTTTCTACTTTTGTTTCTATGAAATGATAATACCCTGAATTAACCGGGTAGTTTTAACAAAAAGTGCTATTGGTATCGCGTCACGCTCAATATGCAAACGCCGTCGCCGTCCGCCAGATTGTGACACGTTTCACCGGACGCCCGCATCGAAGACAACAGAAGAGACATTAGCGCCGTGTTGAATTCATCTTCTGAAAGCTGGTGCGTTGCGCAAAATTCGACGCTCCGATCTATCAACATTTCGACCTTTCCCGAACAAATCTTCATCACTCAATTCCTCAATGTGCATCATTTCATAATTGTATCTGTTCGCGTAACCTTCCACGCAAACGAGCTTCATCATTAGCGGGCGCTTTAAACGCCCTTTGCAAAAATACTCTCCTTTGATGCAATCTAAATAACCTTCAGTCATGCACCGGGCGCAAAACTCTTTCGACATTAGGCTAACGAATTCGCGATGCGGCAACCCAGCCGCCGCCGCCATTCTTTCGGATTCCTTATGCTGGAATATGAATTTCGCGATGTGCTGTCGCGTGTACCGATCGTAACCTTCGCAGAATTTAAACAGTTCAAGTAACAGCATCATCATTTCACCTTATAGGAAACATGGATTCACATAAACAACGTCGTCAACTACGCAAACATGGTTCATTCGCTCTAACTCAATCAACAGCGTTTCGATACGTTCGCCGACCTTCTGTTGTCCGTTGAACGGGGTAATGTTGCGACACTTCGAAATCAGGCTGTGGATCTGTACACGACCTTTTGAACGACGCGCCATTTCCGTAATCACTTCCGACAGCTTGCGGGATTCGGCTTCGTCACCTGCAAAGCCCGCCGCGTTCGCCGACGACAGATACGTTTTCGACAGTTCGTTGAATATCATGATCGCTTCCTGCATTGTGTCTAAATCGATCTCACGGTTTGCCCGGTTCGGGTTTTCACCTGTCCAGTTACGGATCGCGTGAAGCACTGAAGCGATACGGATAACGTGTTTATCGAACTTGCCTAAATGACCGCGTAACATAGAGTGCGAATAACGCCCGCCCGCCGCGAAGCTGGATTCCATTTCCTGACGCGCCAAGTTAAGCGCCCGGTTCGCGTTCCGGTTTAGCGTGAATACGACTTTCTCTTCCTTCATGATATTGTGAATCAAGCGATAATATTTGCTAACTAACGATTGCTCTACTGGCTTATATACCGCGTCGCCGTTTTCGTCGCAAAGTGTGCGCGTACCTAACAACGGCTCTTCACGAACTAGCAAGAAACGTTCCGATACCCCGATCCCACGTTGCCCGGCGTCCATAATCCCGCGTATAGTTTCATCCTGAGCAATAACGCAGATCGCGCCAACGGGACGAATCGACAGGTTGTTATCCTGATTGGAACGCGCTACTTCCATGTGGTTCATATCCCACGCTTTAAGGATTAGTTCACTGTTCGCCTTCTTGTCGGTTCCGCCATACGTCAAGCCAAGAAGCGTATTTATCGCCGTTGCTTCGTCCGAGATTACGGAGAAGTTACCTTGCGCGGCTGCAACCTTCGCCAAGCCTTCAGGAGTTGGATCGGATACAGCAAACACGACGTTAGCCATTTTCTTGATCTTCTCTTCTAACTTCTCTTTTTCTTCGTAAAGCGCTACGGCTGAATTGCCTTTTACGTCGTTCTTGATCTCGCGTTCGACGTTGCGAAGTTGCCCCATCAGGCGCGAACGTTCGGCCTTTCGTGCTTCGTTAATGCGGTCAATTTCGGATCGCATTGGGTTAATCGCGGCGGAGTTAATCGCAGATTTACCAGTAGACGGCGGCTGGCTAATTACCATGTAAAGCGCGGTAGGTTGTTCTTCGCCGTGATACTCCACCCAAAAGCGCCCCAGCATGGCGGCGGACATACAGCCGATAAAATGCGCGTAGGCAGACGAAACAGGGAATTGGACGGATTCAGCCTTTGCTTTCGCGTATTCGTAAACGATGTTGTCGCCAGCAATAGAGATAAGCGGGAATTGATCGTTTCCGCTGTTAATCTGTTCCGGCTGACTCCAGAACGATCGAGAATCAGGATAGCCGTTCTCACGAATGGCTAACGCGACCGGGTTAATCCCGTTCGTATTTGCGATTTCAATGATTTGACTAACTGAAAGTTTAGGTTTACCGAAAAGCATTTCTAGATCTCCTTATTGAACGGGGTAGATTATACCCCGCCCATACTACACGCTTTTAGCAATAAGTGCTATTTGTTACAGGTACTTCGCTTCGAAAGTGGTTCCGTCCGCAATGCTGAAGCCGACGTCTTCACGAAAGAGTGTCCATCGACAGCCGTCCTTATCGAATATGTATCCCGCGACGCCACCTAACGCGCGTCCGCTTTCCACTTGATATCGCTTGCCGACAGTGAACGATTTCTTAACCGGGTTTTTGTGGTCAAGCCCGGTACACTTCAGCGTTTTAGTTTTCAGTTCAATGAAAGTCGCGGCGATAATCCCGGCTACGTCGCAAAATATTTCACCAGAAACGCCGACTGATAACCATATTTTAGCCTTGCCTTTTCCGGTATAAATATTTCCTTCGTCGTCAACCTTTGCCGTGATCAGGTTGTTGGTCTGGAAGGTTTTTGTAATGGAATGGGTACATTTCAGTTTAATAGTTTTCATCGGGTAATTCCTTCTGATTGGTTATCTTGAATAAGGCCACTTTATCAAATGACCTTGCGGCAATATTAACAAATCGTGCTATTTACCACGGAATATAATCTTTGCCGGGGATGGAATTGTCTTCCGCCGTCATGACGAAATTCGGATCGAATTCGCTTTCGTCGTCCATGTTCATATCGCCTAACGCTTCATCTAGCGACATTTCTTTATATGCCACCTTCAAGCAAAATTCGCGATTCAATCCAGCGTAAAGCGCGGTAAAATAACGAGTCCAAAAGTTATCTTGTTCCATCGATTAACCCCACGAATTAATGTAGATTGAGTTAGTTTCAAGCATGGCGCGAACGTCCGCCATTGTTGCGTTTACTAAACGAGCGCCCGGAATAGTGCCGACTACGTTATTACCGCTACGGCTTTTGTTAATGGTGATTTGATGATATCCAGCCGCGCGATCCAGTTTTACAATTACTTTCCCTTTTGCTGCGTAGTGCTTAAGAATATTTTCAATCTTGATACTCATTGTTATTTCTCCTTCGTTTCGATGGGGTAACTATAACAAGATACCCCGTCGTTGTTTTAGCAATTTGTGCTATTTGACGCGATGCCAGGTAAATGGATAATGCGCAACGTCGGCGACACTATAGCGATCTGAGATAATCCAACTACCATCTTTCATTAAGCGGCGTACATGTTGACCTACGATTACATACCATGATTTCGTTTCGTGGTTGTAATATCGAATCATTGCTTATTGTCCCACGTCGCGTATTGAACTGATAAAATCACTCTCCCGGTCTTCTTCATATCTTCGTAGCTGTTATGCTGCAAAGGACTGAAGCGGATAATCTCTTCGCCTGTCGGTTCGTCGATAAGGATTCGTGCGCTGTCGGTGTAGACGTATTTCACACGATCTTCGAAATCAGCACCAACTTTTCGTAATGCCGCCGCCCTCGCTCGCTCCAATACGTGCGGCTGTAAATCTTCGCCAGCTTTCAATACAGCGTCGGAAATGCTTCCGCCCCAACCAATCAGGCGCTTGACGTTGATTTCGTACAATTTGCCGATCATAATTTAATCTCCTGATATTCGATGAAGTCTTGAACGTACATACATTCGCACGGGCTTTCCTGTCCTTTGAGGACTTCGCACCCATCGTTAAACAGCAAGCAACTGCCGCAAAGTGAACCGGGAAAATGCTGTTCGACAATAGCGATCCCGTTACAACGTCCGCCGCCGAATCTATGCGGGAAGTCATACGCGCGACAACGGCAAGTTACTTGCTTTCTCATTTAGTCGGATTCCATGACGATTACGGGTTCCATAATTTCAAGCCGGATCTTGAAATCTTCCATAAACATTTTGCGCTTCAACAGGTCGTCGTAAGTGTCGGTCGCAAGGCTGGCGCTATCACCTGCATAGCAAACTGACTCCTTCCCGGTTGCGCGACTCTTTGCAACGACGCGGTATTGTTTCTTCATTCGATTATCTCCGTGGTTGTGCGGATTTTGCGTTCTTTCACCACAAGACGAACCATCGTTAAACTTCTGTCGTCGTAGCGGTAATGATCGGTCACTTTCTCCATTAACGACAGGAAGTTCGGATCGGTCAAGAACTCTACGACGTCTTCGTCGCGCGGCACGTAAACGGGTTGTTTGTTGCTAAGGCATTGCACCGCGATAGTGTCCGGGCGAAGAGTCATAACGGCGATGTATTCCACTGATTCGGTAACGGTCTTATTCTGTCCCATGCTTGTGATCCTCTTGTCTCGTTTGCGATGGGGTAATGATGCCACACCACCCCTATTGTGTTTTAACAAAAAGTGCTATTTAGTACCCGCAAAACGTTTTACGCCATTGCTTCAGCTTTTCCCAAATAAGGAAATCGCGATTGCTAAACGGATCGCCCCAAAAGCGAAACAGGTTGTCAGTATAGAAATCGACCTTGCGTTCTACGGTATCGGCAAGTGTCTTGCACTGCCCTTTATTGGTGAATCGCTTTAAGATCTTCACTGTCATTTCTCCATCTGTTCTAAAAGTTTTTCTATCGCCTCGATCCGGTTGTAGTGGTGATTAAACTCCCGGACGTCTACTTCGTACCCCATCGCTTCGATCGCGTTAAGGTGAATGCCGATTGCATTCCTTAGTCTGCGAATCATAAGTCTTTCCACAAGTGACGGTTAGCGCCGATGTAAGCCAGCATTTCGCGAACGTGCTTTTCATCTTTCAGTGTGCCGGGCAACTCTTCTTTCAAATCTTCCGGCAACCACACATTACCGTTATAAGTGAATGAACCGTTATCATTGACCTGATATGTGAACATCCATTCGCAATCATTATTCAGATCCCACACCGCCATAAAGTCACCTTCGCCAACGTTCTCGATCGTAACGTCTAAACCGCGCTTGCGTGCAAAGTTGATTGTCGTTTTGCTGATAGTGGTCATTTCTGTATCTCCTTCGTTTCGATGAAGTAACTATACCAACTCTACCCGCCAGATGTGTTGCAAAAAGTGCTATTCCTGATCCGATACGATTATTCCTTCAGATTGGAATAACTGGAATAATGAGTGATTACTCATGATTGCAAATGACAAGTTATGATTATTGCGTGATTGTTCGCAATCGCGATGATTGTTGCTTGTGAAGCATTAAAATGGGGAGAGGTTATAGAGTGAAACGGTCTTCCCCTCCAACTTTTAGCAATTCGTGCTACGTGTCTAAATTACGCTTGTAATCCTTGTCTAAAATTTGCTAGATTTGTCACTTAGACAAATTGGTGCAAAAGTGAGCAACCCCATGGAGCTGCCTGTTTAGCGCTAACTATATGATATATATAATAATAATAAGTTTTAAATTAGCTTTTATATAGTAGAAACGCTGTTGTATATAGAGCGTGTCAAACTTGTATTATATGTAAGGGTGAAATTTGATATATTGCGATTTTCTGTGTATATATACAGTGTTTTATGCGCATATGCTTAAATATCTCTATGGGGGCTTACATCTTATACATCTTATACAAGCATGTTTACAGCCTTGTGACGCGCGTCGCTACTGGATTGTGTTGTCTAAAGCAAAAAAATAAGATATTATTACGCGCTTATACAACGTGCAATCTTTGTCTAAGTCTGCATAAACCAATCAGGAGAAACAACCATGTCAACTAAACTACCTTCCGCAAATGAACCGAACATCGCCGCAATGCTTCGCCACATCGTCACGCTGAAGATTCAGGCTGGCGAACGGGAATTCAGCTTCACCGAATTGCAAATGCTGATTGAAGCCGCCCGGTTGCAGTATGAGGAACACGGCGTCACCCGCACTGAAGACGAATTGGACGACGACGCGCGAGTCTTCCGGGATCAGTACAACGGCCTGTTGCGCCTGAAGATGAAATCGCCGTACATCGCGCCGACTATCAAGCGCCACGTTGCGAAAGCTGGCTTTGATTGTGCGATCTCACTTAGCCGGGATGAAGACGACGAAATCTTAGTGTCGGTCACGCTGTCTGACGAACCGATCGAGAAGCCCGCCCGCACACGTAAGGCGAAAGCGGTTCCGGTTGTCCAGGCTGATTCTGTTCAATCTGGTGAGCATATCGACACGGTTCGATTTAATGCGCTGGCGTTGTGGGTTCCCGACTTCACGAAGTACGACGACGAAGAGTTATCGACGGCAAGGCAATTGCTAGAAGAATTTCGAAATCACGTCGAAGCCCTGAGAGGTAAAAACGAAGAAGTCGCAGAATAGCACGAATTGCTAAAAAGCCCGGCACGGAGTCGGGCATAATGCACACATCGACAACGACAACGGAACCTATCAGGATGAACAACTTTACCCGCACTGAATTTCAACACGCCTTCGCCGCCAACGTGCAAGCGATGCCCGGTTATCAAAAACGCTTTATCGCATTCGTAACCGCACTTGGATTTAAGCAAGCATACGAAGGCACTGTAGCGTCACGTAACGCGCGTTTCATGAACTGGATAGCCGAACGCCTGGCGGACTTTTACGACGCGACAGGGAGCTACCCGCTTAATTGTGGTGGCGGCGCTAAGGTTGACGCGTTCACTGACTTTATTATTAAAGGCGAATGGATTAAATAGCACGAATTGCTAAAACCCGGTCAAGCGGATCGGGTACTATAACCACATCAACAACGAACGGAGATACACACATGAAAATCGAAATCTTTTGCAATGGCGGATACAAGGGCTTCACGACTAACCATTTCCCGATTGTGGTCGATGCGGTGGAAACGGAGCGTAACGGCGGCTATCACGTCAAAGTTTCTGATCTGGAAGCGCTAGGCGTGTACGACAGCGCAATCGGGCAACAGCCTACCGAAGAAAACGGCGGCGGCATTGACTACAACCCGAAAAAAGGCGTCTTATTCTTCATGCACCACGAAGTAGAGATCGCGAAGTTCGGCAAAGTGAAGGTGCGCATTCTTGAAAGTGGCGACTACCCGTTCAAGCCTAACAACAATCGCACATTCCCGGTTATCGTTAACGGATATCGCGACGAAGACCAGTTGAACACTGTTTCAATCTGCGAGGCCGACGCACTGGCAATCGGGATGTATGTTCGCGGGTTCGATCCTACTTTCTGCATTGAGGGACACGAGTATTTCGGCGCTGAAGCAGAAATCATCCGATAGCACTTTTTGTTAAAACGCACATCCGGGCTTGCGATATAGTAAGCCCATCAACAACGAAACAGGAGTTACACAAATGAAATTATTCTCACTTATGGTTATTGCTTTATGGATCGCGGCTGTTGCTGGCTGGATTATGAACATCGTCGCAATGTTCGGCGATATCACAACCAACAACCTTATCATTCGCGCAATCGGCGTGTTTATCGCGCCGCTGGGTTCCCTGTTGGGCTGGTTCATGTAAATTGATTCGGGCTTCGCTATGGTGGTGAAGCCCACACAAAGGAGTTACAACAATGTTAAAAGAACAAGATATCATCTATCCAATTACATTTATCAGCAACGGCGTAGGCCGCTTCACATTCACTAGCCGCTATTGTGGCGTGAAGGAAGGTGAGGGAAAATATAACGGTAGCGTTATGCACTTCGTCGAACAGCATAACCTACGCAATCCGCACAATAACCCGGCGAAGGATTATTTCTACTACAACAAAGATTCGATGCGTTCGGATGCGCGTTCGCTGAATGGTCAAATGTACGCAGCCGGAATGATTATCCATAACGCAGCCGATAATGCCAGCGCCGCCGCTACATCTGGCGGGATCTGCAAAATCGAACAAATGCCGCTAGGCGCGAAGCTGACAGGCGTCCGCATGGAGTCGGGCGGATGGGTTGATATTCTCGTTAATCCCGTCCGAATCGAAGTTGACGGCGAAACGATTACTTTCCTGTTGCACCACAGCTTCAAAAACAAAGTGTTCGCCGGGGAAGTTAGCATGAAGCGCGGCACTACGATCAAGTGGGCTGAATAGCACGAATAGCTAAACCTTCCGCAAGCCCATTTGTTATAGTGGGCTTATTGAAGCAGGGCAACCAATCAGGAGATAACCCGATGAAAATCACCTTAACCGAACAATATTTCAGCAAGAGCAATCTCAATCAGTACATTATCACCGAAGGCATGACGACCGAAACTGAACTAAAAGTCAACAAAACGATCGGTTCGCTCGTTCTGGTAAGCGCGAAAGAGTTAGCCCGATTCGCGAAGCCTAAACATCGCCACCTTGCCGATCTGCTTTTCGAAGGTCGCGAAATGTCGGACTATCCGTTCTTAGAGGGTGAGTATCGGAAGGCTAATCCGTTCTCGTTCTGGAATAAGCTTAAATCGGGGAAACTGTTCAAATGAAAAAATTAACACGCGATCAGGAGCGATTTAAATCGTGCCTGAAAAAGAGCAAGTGCAAAAGCATAGTAATGGATGTGAATTCATCCGGGGAAAGGTTCTGGTATTTCCCGGATGTTGATCAAACTGGCTGGCATCACTCCGCGATCACGGAAATGTTATCCAATGACATGATCGAGTTTCACGTAATGGATAGCGGCTATGATGGCGGTCAAGCAAAATACAGCGGTTGTAAATGGGTGGCTAAATGAAACGACTACGCCAATTTGAGATCGACAGCAAGGCGGTAACGCTAGAAGGGCTGTTATCGCACATTCACCCAAGCGACAGGATCGAGATTATCGCGAAGGAAATGTACAGCATGAACAAATACCACGACGTCAACACTACAGAAATGCACACTTGCGGCTGTAAGGAATTGGATTTGACTATGGATTACCGGGAGGTTGGTAGGCGATGAAACGCAAGCAACACGATTTAAAGATCGAACCTGTTCACTTTTTCGGCGTCCAGATGGGCGGCAAGAAGGCCGAATTCAGATTGAACGATCGCGACTTTCAGGAGGGCGACGTGTTGCGCTTGCGCGAGTGGCATTACGGCGACTACACCGGGCGCGAAGTTAGTGTACTGATTACCGATGTGACGGACGTAACGAAGTACATTAACCGGGCGAACGCTGATACGCACAACGGAAACAACTTCGTTATGCTGTCGTTTAACATCCTGCCCGGCACGTTGTGCAACAAAGTTTACGTATAGCACTTTTTGCTAAAACACTGAATCGGGGCTATGTCATAATAGCCCTACACCAAACGAAAGGAGATACATCAATGAAAACTAAATGCGTTTCGAACAACACCAATAAATTTACCATCGGCGGATTTTACGACGTTGTGCGCGTCGGCGAAAAAGACTTCATCGCAGCCGACGACAAAGGCCGGGCGCGTCCATGCATGCCGATTCACGGCGGCACGTTCTACCGCGTAACATTCGCCGCCGATCGGGGCGCTGTCTTCCAAGTGCTGAAACCGCAAAGCGAAATCGACGAAGCGAAAAAGCCGTGGTATCGTCGCAAAGAAAACATTGTCCCGGCAATCTTCACCGCCGTGATCCTGTTGGTCGCCACTGTAGCTTGCGTGGCGTAATTTTAACGGGGAATCTGTCGCTGATTGATTCCCCATAACTTGAGGTTTTACGATGATTGACGCCGGACACTGGAATGAACCGCCCGACTATACGCCTTTATGGTTCCTTTCCGGGATTTTGGGATTGCTGATTGTACTTAACGTTTTGAAGGGGGCTTTATGGCTGGTGATGTGAACTACGACGATTTAGCGGCGGACGCGGTAGCAGGTATGAACCCAAATTCGAAGCGTAGCGCCCACTATCACGGTTTTAAGTATTCACCCTTGCGATTGCTTGACGCGATTTTGCGTCGTCCAGAAGTGATTACAGCGCGTTTAAGCGGGCATCGTTTTGATAATTTTTGCGTGACTATCGAAGTGAATAGCACTAAAAGCTAAAACCTATCACGGGGAATGCGCTATGATTCCCCCCTACACCAACAAACGGAGATTCAACAATGAACAAACTGATCGTGTGCATTCAGGGTGAAGCGGACGGCCTCAAAATGGCGGAAACCGGTCTTTACGGTCACGAAACCGAAATCAAGCCGTATCGAACCTACCTTCACACCGATGCGATTATTTGCAAGCCGGGCGATCTGGATCTGATTATGAAGCGCCTGTCCAGGTATCATTATCAAGTGTACGGCGGTACAGCTACTTATCTGGACGTTACCGCAATTCGCCGCAAGATGAACCGCGCATTCTTCAAAGAGGCCGTGAACACTTACGGTATGTGCAAGCGTGACGCGAAGAAATGGTCGCGGGCTATGGCAGACGGCTACTTCTTCAGATCTGGCTACCCGATCAGCGAATTAATCGAAACGTTCCGCATCGACTACGAAAGCGACTTTTCGCAAGCCAGCTTCGACAGCTACGTTATTGAAGAAATTAGCTACTGGTAAATAGCACGACTTGCTAAAGACTTTCCGCGAGGGCATTGCTATAGTGTCCTCATTGAAAGCAAACAACAAAGGAGTAATACCGATGCGCCAAAACTTCGAAAAGATTGTCGGCAAGCCGAAGAAGTTCGACGAAGGTTACAAGCGAGTTAAGAAGACGCAGAAACGCGGCAAAAATCAGGCTGAAAAATGGGAAGGGTTACGATAATGAAGATTAACGCATACGGAAGAGAATTTCGCACTAACGCGCCGTCCGGGATGATTTGTATTTTTGATTACGACGGTACTTTGTCAGACGGAACGCACCGCTTGCACCTGCTACCGAAAACCGATCTTCACTTAACTGAAAGTTGGAGCGAGTTTAACCGGGCGGCAATCTTCGACACGCCGATTACCAACACGATCGCGGTAATGAATGCGATGTATGCAGCCGGGCATTGTGTAATCATCCTAACCGGGCGAAGCGATGAAGTCGAAAAGGAGTCGCGCGAATGGCTGGCGAACCACAACGCGAAATATGATTTCCTGATCATGCGCCGCCACGACGACAACCGGAAGGATACGGTAATCAAAGAAGAGATTTTGCGCGAAATCGGGTTGCATCGCATTTTAGCGGCGTGGGATGATAGCCCTTCAGTTATTCCACACTTTAGGAATATTGGAATAACAACCTATGCCGTAACCGACTACGGCGACAACGTACATTCACACCTGAAATCACACGGAGTAGATAAGTTATGACAGAATTTTACGCATTCGCAAGCGCACCCGGTATTAACGTTTTTTCTTGCTTACATTATGTATAGCGTTATCGTAGATGTGGCGAAAGTAATTAAAGGGGTTAAATAATGAACAAGGTTATTATTCTTAACGGCTGTCCGGGAATTGGCAAAGATACGATCGGTTGTGTTATCGCTGATATGAACCAGTGGAAAGGCGTCCGCATGCTGAGCTTCAAAGCGCCGATGTTTGAAATTTCCCGCGCCATTTTGGGCGACGCGAATTACGATTATTTCTTATTCTTGTATAACGATCGACTTCATAAAGAGAAGCCAGATTCTATCCTGAATGGTAAAAGCCCGCGCGAGTTCATGATCTGGATTAGCGAAACAATCATTAAACCTGAGTTCGGAAATGATTATTTCGGGCGGCGCATGGTGGAGGCGATTAAGGCAAGCGACACGCCAGCCGTTATTACTGACGGCGGATTCACTGAAGAGACAATCGCACTAATCGAAGCTGGTATTCAGGTTCATGTTTGCCGACTTCACCGGGACGGATTCACGTTCGAAGGTGATTCCAGAAGCTATCTTCATTTACCTGTCGGCTGGCATGGCGTTAACGGGTACACCGAAGAAGACTTCACGTTGCGCGACGGCGACCCGGATTACACCGCAAGCGTCATCACAGGCCGCTATTTGAAATAGCGCGAATTGCTAAAACCGGATCGGGGTAAGCTGTTATAGTTACCCCATCAACAACCAATCAGGGAATTACGCTATGAAAATGAAGGTTTTATTTATCTTCGGCTGGGCTTGCATCGCATTATCGATCGCGCTTCAGCCTTCCGGCTTCGTTGTTGCCGCCGAGATGTTTCTTGCGTTCTTAGGCGGTCACTTGCTGGGCTGGCGAAATGGTCGATTAGACGCCGCCGATATGCTTCGAAACGAATTCCGCAAGGGGAGTAAATTACTATGACAGAGAAGAAAAAGATCCGAATACGCACCACTTATAACGGTTCGCCGTGGATTAAGGCAACTAAGATTTACGACGCGGAGTTATGCGAAGAAGGTTCGTTTAAAGGTTGTTACAGCTTCAAAGGCGAATTGGGCGCACCATGTTACACGCGGCTAAAACATAGCGTGCATCTTGCCGGGCAAGATTGGGAGATTGTCGAATAGCACTAATTGCTAAACTTTCCGCAAGGGCATTTGTTAGAATGTCCTTATTGAAACAAAGCGAGGAAACGAAAATGATTTGCACCGGAAAAGTTTACTTTGACAAACACGGCAACGAATACGAATTGATTTTCACCGACGACGGCGATTTCATGTATGACGGTTGCGATCAGTTTATCGAAGTACGCGAATCAGATTACAGCGAAGGCGCATATTATGATCGCAAAGATGTGCGTCGATTCTTTACCAAGGAGAAACCGGAATGATTCAGATTAACCTTTCAGAGAAGCAAGCCCGCGAATTCTGCGACTTCTGTTTTTCGGTAACTGGCGTACTTGATACTCCTATCGCCCGCGAAGTGTTCAAGATCGTAGAGCGTCAATTGCTACCGCATTCAAGCGAACAGGCCGCTTTAGCCGTGTGGCGTTCGGAACGTGTTTTACCGAACCTGATCGAAGCGTGGCGACGCAAGAATGAAACGGCGGAAAAGTCATTCGGTCAAGCTGAAATGTTCCGCGATATCACGCCAGCCGAGGCGCTGAAGTATTCGGTTAATGCTGGCGGCGCACTTTATAACGAGATCGTCGGCAAGCGCGGAAAGGTTGTATCGGTTAACGGTCGTTCCGGTCGCTTTTAGCACGAATTGCTAAACCATTAACGCGTGGTTGCGATATAGTAACCCCATCAAAACAAACGGAGTAAGTAGAATGTTCGGACTAACTGAAGCGCACTTGAATATTGTTAAGCGTCGTTGCCGGGAAATGTCTTCCGAGTTGAAAGCGGCTATCGAAGGCGGCGCGAAATACGATCACGTCGCAAAGCGCATAATCGACGAGCACCACAAGAAGGACGGAGTTCACACCCTTGTAACGCGACAACAATTCATATGGTTAGCCGGGTATTTTAACGGGCGTTTTGGAAACAAATTTGACTACGAATAGGAGATCTAACAATGTCACACTTCCCGAAGAAAAACGATCAAGTACGTTGTATCACGTCACGCAATGGCGACGCCTTTTCGCATGGCTGTTTGTACGACGTGGAGAAGGTAAGCAAAGCTAAACGCCTGGTCTATGTGTACGGCGACGATGGAAACTTGCACGAAATCGACTTCCCGCAGGATATGACGAAAGGACATTTTGAAATTAACGATTGACCTTCGTCCCTGAGTGGTGATAACATTATTTCCGTAGACAAAAGAGGCGCATAGAGCGCAACGCGCATCGCGATAGATGCACTTTCGTAGTAAGTTCGGTTGGATTGTGGAACCAACGCCGTAGACCCGTACACGGCATCAATTCTAAAAGGAACCTACCTAAATGAAACAAGATATCAAAATCGAAATCAAAGTCACCCGTAACGGCGAAGTAACCCGCTACAAAAAATCATTAAAACCGGGCGAAGCGGTTATCGGTCGAATCGGTGGCGTTATGCTGAAGGCGCAAGAAGATGAAGCGATTCACAGTAAAGCTACTAATTAAGCAGATGGGGCGACAGTGCAAAACCTGTCGTCAACATTACGAAGCAGAAATCGAAGCGGGTTCCACTGAAGAGGCTGTCGCAATTGCGAAAGGCCAATCAGGCGCGAATCCAGCAACTCACAAATTCAACATTTTATTAGTTAAGGAGATTTAACAATGGCTATCGTTCTTTACATTCTGGCGGCAATCGCGATTTTCGGTTTTGGTGCATTTTGTGCGTTCGTTGTTGTAGCCTTCGCGCTTCACCACGACGCGGAACATAAAACGGGCGTATGGTTGACATACGATCGCAAGCGTGACGAATGGGACTGTTTCGGCGACCTGTCGGCGGTATACGCAAAAGCTTACAGCCACCACAAGCCGATTAACTTTAAAGTCATCAAATAGAAAATCAGGTTGAAAACTAACCCGCTTCGGCGGGTTTTTTTGTGCCTGTAATATGCTAAAATAGCACGAAATGTTAAACAGTGAGGACGAATCTATGAAACAGGAAAAAGCGCCCGTCGTTCAGGGTGGTAACTTCAAAGAGCTATACCGGAAAGAGTTCGGAACAGTGTTAGGCAAGACACGACAGACTACGCCGAAACAGTTGTTCGATCTGGCGGTTAAGTATTTCGAATGGGCGGAAGACAACGCAATCAAAGCGGCTGAGACTGCCAGTTTTCAGGGCGATGTAGAAGAGTCGTTAGTGCATAAGCCGCGAGTATTTACCGTTACCGGGTTTAAGCTTTTCTGCAACCTGAGCGACGGAACGATCGCGCGGTACAGATCCGAACCGGACTATGCCGAAGTTATGGAATTCGTCGATTCCGTTATCAACGAACAGAAATTCCAGCTTGCGGCAAACGGCATCATTAACGCTTCGTTTATCGGCAAGGACTTAGGCATCGACAAGCCAGCGTCGATTAACATCGACAACACGTCGAGCGCGGCGGCTGTTGCCACCACAGAAGACGCGATGAAGGACGCGGTAAACAGCGTTCTTGATATGCTCTAACAGTTAACCGGGCGGCTAGTCCGCCCTATAGGATCACGATAATGTTAATTTGGGAAGAACTGGACGCAACACAAAAGCTTGCGATCAAGAAAATGTCGGAAGCCAGCTTCGAAAAGATGATTCGGATCTGGTTCCAGTTGATACAGGCACAGCAATTTTTACCTAACTGGCATCACCTTTACTTGTGCCACGAAGTCGAAGAGATTATCGCCGGGCGACGCGGTAACACGATCTTTAACGTGACTCCGGGTTCGGGGAAAACGGAAGTCTTTTCGATCCACTTGCCAGTTTATGCAATGCTGAAGCTGAAGAAGGTCAGAAACTTGAATGTGTCATTCGCCGACAGCCTTGTAAAGCGTAACAGTAAGCGAGTCCGCGAAATCATTTCTTCGCCGGAATTCCAAGAGCTATGGCCTTGCGCGTTCGGCACGTCGAAAGATGAAGAAATGCAGGTGCTAAACAATGCGGGAAAGGTCTGGTTTGAGCTTATTTCAGCGGCGGCGGGCGGTCGCATTACTGGTTCGCGTGGCGGTTATATGGTTCCTGGCTTTTCCGGTATGGTAATGCTTGACGATATCGACAAGCCGGACGATATGTTTTCTAAGGTAAAACGAGAGCGCACACATACGCTTTTAAAGAACACAATCCGAAGCCGACGAATGCACAACGAAACGCCGATTATCGCCATACAGCAGCGCTTACACGCACAGGATTCTACATGGTTCATGATGAACGGCGGGATGGGGATAGAATTCGATCAGATTTCAATTCCGGCGCTAGTAACTGAGGAATACGGGAAATCACTTCCTGAATGGTTACAACCGCACTTCGAAAAGGATGTGCTTTCGTCTGAATACGTGCTAATCGACGGCGTTAAGCATTATAGCTTTTGGCCTGAAAAGGAAACCGTTCACGACTTAATGGCGCTACGTGAGGCCGACCAATACACCTTTGATTCGCAGTATCAACAGCGTCCGATCGCGCTGGGCGGCGCGGTGTTTAATTCCGAGTGGTGGACGTACTACGGCAACAGCTTAGAAGCCGACGAACCAGAACCGGGCAAGTTCGATTACCGCTTCATTACCGCCGATACCGCGCAGAAAACAGGCGAGCTAAACGACTACACTGTCTTCTGTTTATGGGGTAAGAAAAACGATAAGGTGTACTTTATCGACGGCGTTCGCGGCAAATGGAAAGCGCCGGAAATGGAAACGCAGTTTAAAGCGTTCGTTAACGCGGCGTGGAGGCATAATAAATCAATGGGGGTACTGAGAAAGATTTACGTCGAAGATAAGGCCAGCGGTACGGGCTTGATCCAGAACTTAGAGAAGAAAACTCCTGTTGCTATCACGCCGTTGCAGCGTAACAAAGATAAAGTTACTCGCGCGATGGATGCGCAGCCAGTAATCAAAGCCGGGCGTGTGGTGCTACCGGAAGAACACCCTATGCTGTCCGAAATCATCGCCGAGCATAGCGCGTTCACATACGACGATACGCACCCGCACGACGATATTGTCGATAACTTCATGGATGCGGCGAACATCGAACTTCTGACAATCGACGATCCTGTCGAGCGAATGAAGCGTTTAGCCGGAATGGTAAAGCGTAAATAAAGCGGGTATAATTAAGGCTGGAATTTTCCAGCCTTTTTTTATTGGAGGAAAGACAGAATGAAAATTGTAAAGCACGATGGGTATAACGAGATTTTCAACAACGGAGGCGACAACGCGCCGAAGCCGTTTTACGTTACCGGGGCGCAGTCTTACGGGCTGGGGTGGATGTACGAAAACAACGGATTAGCGCGACGTATTATCGACGTTGTTCCAGAAGAAATGGTATCGCCCGGCTTTAAAGTTTCCGGCGTTAAGGATGAAGCGGCGTTCCGGTCAGTGTGGGACGATCTGGAAATCGAAGGTCTAATCGTTGATGCGTTAGCGTGGCGTCGTCTTTATGGCGGTTCCGGGATCGTGGCTATTATCAACGACGGGCGCAAGCTTACTTCGCCAGCGAAAGAAGGCGGCGTACTGGAAGGAATCAGGGTTTACGATCGCGATCAAATTGCTATCGCGAAGAAAGAAACCAACGCGCGGAACGTCCGTTACGGCGAACCTGTCCTTTATGAAATTAGTCCGGGCGATGGTCTTACGCAGTATCAGGTTCACTATACGCGAATCAAGATCCTAGACGGTGAACGACTTCCGCCACAACAGCGCAAGCGTAACAACGGATGGGGCGCACCATTCCTTAACAAGTCACTGATTGAAGCGATTTACGATTACGAATATTGCGAAGAACTGGCAACGCAACTTCTACGCCGTAAACAACAAGCAGTATGGAAGGTGAAAGGGCTTGCGGAAATGTGCGACGACGACGAAGCAGCTTACGCGGCGCGTTTGCGGCTGGCGCAGGTGGATGATAATTCCGGCGTAGGTAAGGCGATCGGTATTGACGCGAACGACGAAGAATACGAAGTATTGAATTCTGACGTTAACGGCGTTTCTGAATTCCTGCAAAATAAGTTCGATCGTGTTGTGTCACTGTCCGGCATTCATGAAATCATCTTGAAAAACAAGAACGTCGGCGGCGTTAGCGCAAGCCAGAACACGGCGCTAGAAACGTTTTACAAGCTGATTGACCGACAGCGCGAAGAGCATTACCGCCCGATCTTAGAATTCCTTTTGCCGTTCGTAATTCACGAACAGGAATGGTCTGTCGAGTTCGAACCGCTTTCCATGCCTTCAGAGAAGGAAGCGTCCGAGACTACGAAAAATCACGTTGAGTCTATCCGGGGCGCACTGGAAGATCAGATGATTGATTTAGAAGAAGCCCGCGACACGTTGCAATCTATCGCGCCGATGTTTAAGCTTAAAGACCTGAATCACACGGAACTGAAGAAGCGCACCGAAGAGCAACAGAAGGCCGAAAAGGAACCGGGAGTCGGTGAAGTAATTCACGAAAACGAAGAAGGCGGAGACAATGAAGATTAACGGAATCGCTAAAACATGGCGCTTTCCTGAATCCAGCGAGCGACAATTAAGTCGCTCTATGGAGCAATTTACGGGCGCGATTGTCGCCCGTATGCAGGAGAGTTTAAATCCTATGAAATGGGATGCGGACGAAGGCCAGATCGAGCAGGTAGAGCGAAGCTTGCTTGACTACGCCGAAGACCTGTTGCAATCAATGTTCGCGGCACTTCCGGCGCTGGCGTTCACGATCTATAAGTTCAACGCGAAACAGTGGATTAAGATCGCAAAGAGTGCTGGAGGTTCAAAAAATCAGGCCGTCATGTTGCTTGTCCTGATTGGTGCTAATATGGGAGAAAGCTGGTACGCGCCGCAGTACGATCTATGGGAAGCGCAGACGAAAACATCATTACGCAAATTCGCGGCGAACATTATTACCGACTTTACCGGGAAGCTACGCGACGCGGCGGCGAACGGCTACGAAGCCGAAAGGGTTTATGAAGAAACCAATCAGCGTTATAAGGTTTACTCTTCGTGGGCGCGTAATCGGGCATCCGGGATCGTGACTACATGGAACAGCCGAATGATGCGTCAACGCCTGAAGGACGCACAAGTTACCCACTACTTCTGGCGCGGAATGATGGATTTACGCGAACGTGAAAAACACGTAAAATGGGAGGGTAAGCGCATCCCGGTAAACAGTAATCACATATTCCCCGGCGAAGAATACGGTTGCCGTTGCTGGGTTGTTCCAGATTTCAATCAGATAGGAGATTAATTAATGGCAAAGCAAAGATTCGATAGCGTCAAGATCAAAGCTCACTTTGACGAACACGGCTTTTTAGTCGATCGCCCGGTTGTCGCCCGTATCGGCGCACAGACTTATAAAACGCCATTCGGCGATCGCGTAGAATTCCGCCCGGCGTCAGAAGTGTTCGATCCTGAATCGCTGGCGACGTATGCGGGCAAGCCTGTAACGGTCGGTCACGTAACCGTAACGCCTGAGAACGCGGAAAAGGTTGTCGTAGGTTCATGCGCTGGCGACGGTATCCCGAACGGCGTCGGCGTCGAAGTGCCTATGTCGATTTACAGCCAACGCGCGATCGAGAAGGCCAAGCGCAAAATGGCGGCGGAACTGTCTGTCGGGTACACGTCCGAAGATATCGAAAAACCGGGTTGGGGTTCCAACGAAACGGGCGAATATATCTTCGAAGAGGATATGAAAGAAGACGAAGTAATCCCGAAAGGCTGGGTTAAGTTCGACGCCGTACAGACAAAAATCCGCGTGAATCATGTTGCTATGGTATTCAAAGGCCGTGCGGGAATCGCTAAATTAAACCTTGATAGCGAACAAGAATTCCCGTATGATTACGACGTTAATTCAAACAAAGAGGATCACGTAATGAAGAAAATTAAAATCGACTCCGTAGAAGTGGAAGTGCCGGAAAGTGTAGCGGCGCACATCGAAAAGCTTAACGGTGAAGTGGCAACTATTCAGGGCAAGGCCGACGGTCTGGAAGCGGAACGCGATTTACTGAAAACTAAAGTAGACGGCATTCCGGCGCTGATTACTGAAGCAGTCGAAAAGCACAAAGCCGACGCCGCCGAACTTACCGCGCTGATTGCTACCGCTTCCGAAGCTGGTGTGAAGTGTGACGGTATGGACGCTAAAGCGATCAAAGTTGCCTTCCTGAAAGCTGTTACCGGGAAGGATGTTTCCGCGAAATCTGACGCATACATCGACAACGCCTTCGACTTCGCGAAAGATTGTGATAATATGGCGTCACAGCGTCAAAGCATCAAAGGCGACGCAGCAAGCGAACCGGGCAAGAAAGAAGACGAAGCCGAAGTGACTCCGAATTCCCGCCTGAATAAACTTAACAAGTAAGGAGATTTAAATTATGGCAATTGCAGCAAGCTATCAGAAAGATATGGCGATCGCGCTTCCGGGTATGGTTGCGGACACCTCCCGATATAACATTGACGGCGCGTGTGTCCTGAATGGTGACGTTGATATCCTCGTTGGCGTCGCGGTACAGATTGACAGCGTTCAAGCGGTTGATGGTCACAAAGTTATGAAGCCAATGTCGGCGGCGGGCGTTCCTTACGGTATCGCGATTCGTTCACACTTCCAGACTAAAGGCAAAAACGGCCAGATGTATTACGAAGCTGGCGGCGGTCTAAACGTTATGACTTCCGGTCGCGTTTGGGTTATCTCTAAAGACTCCACCGCCCCGGCGTTCGGCACTCCTGTTAAATTCGACGTTGACGGACAGCAGAAAGCAGACGGCGCGATTGAAACTACGTGGACTTACGCGGGCGGCTTCACCACTTATCAAGATCTGAAGCTGGTAGAAATTCAGTTGATGCAACTGTAATTAACCGTTAATATGGGGGCTATCCTTTTGGATAGTCCCTTTTTTATTGGAGGTAATAAAATATGTCAGATTATGGAAACGTCATTCTAAAAGCTTTTCCCGGCTGTCTTTCCGACACGTCGGACTATAACATCGACGGCGCTTGTGTTGTGGGCGGGCAGGGTGAAGGCATCGGCGGCGAACACGTCTTTTCAGGTTGCGCCGTGTGGGTTGAGTCAGTAGATCCGGGCGGGCATAAAATCGTTCGTCAAAGCCTGATTTCTACTCAAAATGTGCCATACGGGATCGCAATGACGCATCACTATGCGCCGCATGAATCGGCGGACGGTTACGCGATGTATAACGTAGGCGATGTGATTAACGTCGTAACGCATGGTCGCGTGTGGGTTTACGGTAACAACACGGATATTACGCCAACTTTCGGACAGCGCGTTCGAATTCAGTCAAACGGCACTGTCGGCACTTCTGGCGGGGCGCTGGTTAACTGGCGATTCACTGGCGGTAAAGTGATTATCAAGCCTAACGTTGCAATCTTTGAGGTGCAATTAGTTCAGGGTATTAACGCGTTTTTGGTTGTGCAAAGTGGCGGAATGAACATTAACCCGAATTCGATCGAAGTGGGGGCAACCGTTCAGGCAAGGTTAATCGCTATCACTCCAGCCGCGCCGGATCGAACTGGTAAATTCTCTTCGGAAGACGAAGGCGTCGCGACGGTAGATCAGGATACGGGTTTAATCACTGGCGTAGCGGCTGGCACTACTAACATCGTATGGACGGCGAACGACTCCGGCAAGTACACGATCACGCGCCCGATTACCGTCACGGAAGCGCCGCCCGAACCATAACATAAAAACAGTTTGACGCTTTAACAAAAAGTGCTATCATAAAGCCGTTATCAATTAACGGCTTTTCACCAATAAGAGGAAATGAAAACATGGCTAAAAAATATGATGAATTCGAAGCTTCCGTCGTTGCTAATCACCTGCAAATGCGCGGCACTAAAGCGGACGCCGACACGCTAGGCATTTGGACGGCGCAGGAACTTAATAAGCTGAAGTCGCAGTCTTACGAAAAAGATTACCCGGCTGGCTCCGCACTTCGCGTTTTCCCGGTTACGTCTGACCTTTCCCCAGTTGATAAAACCTTCGAATATCAGACTTTTGATAAAGTCGGTATCGCGCAAATTATCGCCGATTATACCGATGATTTGCCGCTGGTAGATGCAATGGCATCAAGCGAATTCGGTAAAGTGTTCCGCCTGGGTAATGCGTATCTGATTTCTATTGACGAAATCAAAGCAGGTCAAGCGACTGGCAAATCTCTGTCGAATCGCAAAGCGAACGCGGCACAGCTTGCGCATGATCAGCTTGTAAACCGTCTGGTCTTCAAAGGCTCCGCTCCGCACAAAATCGTAAGCGTGTTCAATCATCCGAACATTACGAAGATTACGTCTAAGGGCTGGACTTCTACCACTGGCGGCGTTACTACTAAACTGCCGGAAAACGCAGAAGAAGAATTGACCGCAGCAATCGAAACCATCGAAACGCTGACTATGGGCGCACACCGCGCGACCCACATTCTGATTCCGCCGTCTATGCGTAAAGTTCTGACCGTTCGCATGACTGATACTACTGAAAGCTATCTTGAATATTTCCAGAAGCAAAACGGTAATATCACCATCGAAGCGATCGCAGAGTTGGAAGATATCGACGGCTCCGGCACAAAAGGCGCATTGGTTTACGAATACGATCCGATGAATATGTCTATCGAGATCCCGGAAGCGTTTAACATGCTGCCAGCACAGCCGAAAGACCTGCATTTCAAAGTGCCTTGCACTTCTAAATGTACTGGCCTGACAATCTACCGTCCGTTGACGATTGTCCTGATTACCGGGCTTGCAGTCACCGAGTAATTGCCTTAATATAGGGACTCATTAATTTGAGTCCCTTTTTTATTATCAGGAGTAAACCAACATGGCTAAAGAAACCAAAAAAGCAAAATCCGAAGTAACCGAATCCGGCAAAGTGGCAATCATTAATGCTGGTGTAGCGCTGATTTTCATTGACGGCGAAAAGCTTATGCCGGGCGATGAAATGGAAGTATCCGCCGAACTTCTGAAGACTTCCGGCATTGAATACCTTTTCGGACAAGGCGCGTTAGAAATAAAAGACGACCGCGACGCGACCGACGAAATCCGCGAACGAATGGAAGCGCGACGTAAGCCAGATCCTACCGCTGGCAAGTCACAAAAAGAACTTGAAGACGGCGGCGAATTCTAAACCGAGTCCGGGCGCTATATGCGCCCTTTTTCATATCTGGAGGTAATGAAATGTCAGAAGAAGAATTGCAAGAAGTCTATGTGATCCTTGTCGCGCTGGCTCCGCCAATGCAAAACATTAACCCGGCACAAATCAAAGTATGGATTGACCTTGCAAGCGACTACGTTTGCAAATCGAAATTCAAGTCGCGCTATCATAAAGCCGTTGCATTGTATGCGCTTCATTTGATGGTATTGGATGGGGCAATGAAACAGGGAACCGAAAGCGTAGAATCAATGACGCGCCGTGTAACGTCATTTTCCCTGAGTGGTGAATTTTCACAAACATTCGGCGACGTATCGAAGACGACTTCGAATGATGTTCTTGAACAAACGCCGTGGGGCAAAATGTACCGAGCTTTACTTCGCAAGAGTGGCGGCGGTATGGGTTTAATGACAGGGCTTCGTAGGGGGTGCGGACGATGAACTATGCAGCATTGCAAAAACTGGCGAAAGACGGGATCGGCTTTTTTGCTGATCCTATGCTGGGCGGTGGCGAATGTACGCTAATTCGTGGTGGCGGCGTAACGATGGTAAACGGCGTCGAGGTTGTCCAGCCTGAAGAGGTGTTAACCATTCAGGGAGTTATCCGGGATATTCAGGCGCGTGACGTTAACGGCGACACCATCCGGGCAGACGATAAGCGCGGAATCTTCACCTTTGAAGAGTACATCCATAAAGGCAACTGGATCGTAGTTGACGGCGTGAAGTATGAAGTTGTAGACCCGCGTCCGATTAAACCGTCCGGGACTGTCGTCGCATACCGCCCGATTTTGCGAAGGGTGGCTCTGTATGGCTAATTATCAGATTCGGCAATTTCACGCGTCAATCGACGCGTGGATTAAAGCGGCTGGGAACGGCTTGGAGGACACGTTACGAATCTTCATTGAAGAGGTTCACAAGGCGTTAGTAATGGGTTCTCCGGTCGATACAGGGCGATTTAGAGCTAACTGGCAGATAACTTTTAACGCTCCGCCTATGTACGCTCTAAACCAATATGATAAATCAGGCGGACAAACGATCGCATACGGGAAGCGTGTAGCCAGCGTGTTCACTCTTCGACGTGGCGCGGCTATAACGTCAATCTATTTTTCTAACATGCTGATTTACGCTAATGCGCTTGAGTACGGGCATTCGAAACAAGCCCCGGCTGGCGTCGTTGGCGTGGTGGCAATTCGCCTTCGCTCTTTCATGGCGGACGCGATCAGACAATCGAGGGCTAAAAATGCACTATGATCTAGCAGTTGCGGCGCGTAATGAATTAAGCAACTTCATTAATAGCGCCCCGGAATATGTTTTTCCTGTTGCTTACGAAAGTGTGCCGTTCGATCCTCCCGCTGATGGTTCTACGTGGCTGAAGTTCGACTACAAAGAAGCGGACACGGTATTCGTCGGGTTGTCCCGCAAATGCAAATACGCGGTTGGAATGGTTCAGATCTCTATCCACTTCGCGCCGGGTTTGGGAATGGATAAAGTTAGAATGTTAGCGCGTGATATTGCGGAATTTTTCGAAGATGGTAAAATGCTGATTAACGATTGTTATATCGTAGACGGTGGAAAGGTTCACCCGGTACAAAAATCTGTCGGCGGCTGGTCTTATCCCGTCCGATTCTATGTTCGTAAAGACAAAAAATAAGGAGTTACAATTATGCACCTTCCTAATGGTTCACAAATTTTTATCGGTTCCACGCTGGGCGCTGAGATCGAGGCAACCAACGTTTCAAACGCTGCCGATCCGGTCTTCTCTGTTGCGTCAACTTCCGGCGTAACTGTCGGTCAATATGTGTTAGTTACTTCCGCCGCGTGGGGGCGTCTTCTGGATCGCGTCCTTCGTGTTAAGGCTGTATCCGAAGATGTAAGCGTAACGCTTGAGGGTATCGACACTACCAACGCGAACGTATTCCCAACAGGTACTAACCCGGCTTCGTTCCGACCTGTTACCGCATGGACTGAGATCCCTTGCGTACAGGATATCGGGCAGGACGGCGGCGAGCAGCAGTATTACACTTACCAGTGCCTTTCTGACGATCAGGAACAGCAGTTACCGACCTTCAAATCTGCCGTGTCGCTTACTTACAGCTTCGCGCACGAATTTGATAACGCGATTTACCCGATCCTTCGCGGTCTGGACGAATCCGGCGAAGTAACGCCGCTTCGAATGTTCGTTCCGAAGGCTAAAGAAATGCGCCTTTGGGCTGGGGTTCTGTCGTTTAACGATATCCCACAAACGCAGGTAAACGAGATGGAAACTGTTTCCTTGTCCGTTTCCCTGAAAGGTAAATTTACTTACCTTGCATCCGAATAACATCACTCCGGGGAAGCTTGCTTCCCCTTTTTCTTTTCTGTAGAATCATCGTATCAAATCGGCTCGACGCTGTTTTAGCAATTCGTGCTATTACCTATCAGGAGAATCAACAATGGCTAAATTCAAAATTACTTTGGGAGCACTGCCTGACTTCGCACTACCCGTAAAATTCATCATGCCGAACGGCGACGAAGCGAAAATCACTTTCAAAGTGAAGCATCGCCCGTCTAACGAAGTGCAGGAGCTTTACGATCGACAAGATATCAAAGACCACGATTTCATTATGGAATTGGCTTCCGGCTGGGATCTGGAAGAAGAGTTTAATCAAGAAAACGCCGAAATGCTTGTCCGCTACTATCCGGGCGCGGCGCTGGCTCTTACGTCAACCTACCTTCGAGCGCTGGCAGGGCAACGCGTAAAAAACTAAAGCGGGCGGTTTATCTGATGTACCAGAAACCGCCCACAGATGAAGAGTTAAGATCTGTCGGCCTGTCCCGTTCTGACTACGAAGGCGAGGAACCGGAAATACTTTATTTCCCTGAAGATATGATCCAATCGTATGACGTGTTTTGTGCGATGGGTACGCAGTGGAGAAGCGCGGGCGCTGGGGCTTACGGTCTTGATTATAATGTTTTGCCTATGTTGTTCAAAATCTATAAAATAGACGATGAAGAGCAGGTGTTAAACGATATTCGTGTTATGGAACAGAAAGCATTAGAAATGATGCACCATAACAGCAAATAAGCGCCTTCGGGCGCTTTTCTTTTATCTGGAGGTAATAACATATGGCGGAACAATACGCGGGATTGTCGCTAGGTGTTGACGTATCGCAAGTCGATCGGGCTGTAAAGTCTCTTCGTGAATTTGCGAAGGCGAACGACGGCGCGGCGGACTCGACCCATGAATTTCTAAATCAAACGGAAGTTGCGAAACAGAAGGCAAAGGATCACGCGCGTGAACTGTCGAAACAGGCGAAGGAATACTCCAACGTTGTAGCGGCTATCGATCCCACAGTCAAGAGCATGAACCGCTTACGCGAAACGGCGAAGCAGTTAGACGCACTTTGGAAAAAAGGCGTCGTACCGGACGACGAATTCTTCCGGCTTGGCGAAGTTCTGGAATCGCAAGAGGTTGCATTGCGCAAGAATCAGCAAGCGTTAACGGCTGAAGGTCGAGCGGCGGCGGAAGCATCACGCCAGAAGGAGGTGGCAACGAAGGCCGGGCAAAACTTCATCAAGAGCTTAGAACAGCAAGCCTTATTCGCTGGCAAGACGGCGCAAGAAGTTTTAGAACTGAAGGCCGCGCAATTAGGCGTAAGCGAACAGGCCGCGCCATTTATCGCGCAGTTGAATAATCAGGCGAAGGGTTTAAAACTGGCTGGCGTTTCTGCCGGGCAATATGCGCAAGCAATGCGAATGCTTCCGGCGCAGATTACGGACGTTGTAACGTCGCTTGCTTCCGGTATGCCTGTTTGGTTGGTAGCAATCCAGCAGGGCGGACAGATTAAAGACAGCTTCGGCGGGCTGGGTAATACGTTCAAAGTTCTGTTGTCTTTCCTGAATCCGCTTAACGTCGGATTGGGCGTTACGGTTGGGGCGCTGGGAGCACTGATTTATAAGGTTGTCAGTACCCGCAACGAGATCAAGGAAACTCAATCCGCAGTCAATACACAACTTGGGATTACTGGCGATTACGCTGATCGGTTGTCCTTGAACATTATGGGGATCGCGAAAGCCGCCGACCAATCAGCAGACGAAGTAATCAAAGCTTTCATTTCGACGAAAGACGGCGCGGAAGAGTCGTTACAGAAAATGTTAGACGTCGGGATCAGCTATGACGAAGCGCGACAGCGTGTCGAACAGTACAAGAAATCGGGCGATTTCACGGCGCTAAACGTTGACATTGAACAGCACCGATTAAAGGTTCTGGAAATCAAAGACGCGTGGAGCGATGCGGCGGAAGAGGTGAAAAACTATTACACCGGGGCGAACGAAGGGAAACAGTCTGTCGCGCTGGGCGGCGCAGTTGACCCGATTGTAAAAGTGCTGGAACAGGCTAAAACGCTTAATCAGCAAGTTAACACGGCGCGAATTGAAGGTAACAAGCATGTAGCGAAAACCGTCGATTTGATTAACAAAGAATATTTAGCGGCGGATCGTGTCGCCGGGGCTGAGAAGGCATTAGCCGACGCGAGAAAGAACGCCAACGCGATCGCGGCTTCCGGCAATAAAGAAGCAATCGCCAACGCTCAAAAGTTAATCAAGATTCGCGAAGACGAAGTGAAACAGGCGAAGGAGGCGGAGAAGAAGAAAGGCACGAAGGGCGGCAAGAAAGGTTCTGGCGGTATCACGCGAGCACCTACCGAGCAACTCGACAAAGAGCTTTACGTGCTTCAGGCGCAGTTAGTGACACTGCAAAAACACGCCAGCATTAACGATCGCATTTCGCAACAGCGTAAAGCACTATGGGCTGTCGAAGGACAGATTCAGGTATTGGAGGAAGCGCAATCCACACGCAAGTTAACAAATGCGGAGCAAGCGTTATTACTGGAACAGAAACAGGTACTAGCCCGCGCACAACAGAAAGCCGAACTAGGCGATCAGATTGCGCAGCAGGAACGGCTAAACCAGTTGAATCAAGATTCCGTTAAATTCGTGTTGCAAATGGAACAGGCAACGAAGACGCTAAACGATACGCGAAGCATGGGCGCACTTGCGGCACAACGTGAAGCGGAACGCCAGAAGATGCAAGCGGATTGGTTAGCGAAGGGCGGAAGTCTTGAGGACGACACGTTCAAGCGTATGCAGGAAGCGCAAGAAAAATACTACGCAGCCGAAGACGAAAAACGCGGCGATTGGCTGGCTGGGGCGCAATCAGCATTTGCCACCTACGGCGAAGAAGCAACTAACATGTATGATAATGTAGGGAACATTGCTTCGAACGCGCTGTCGGGAATGTCTGATATGATGGCGGAATTCCTCATGACCGGTGAAGCGAACTTCGCAGATTTCGCTAAGAGCATCATTAGCCAGATTATCCAGATGATTACTAAGATGGTAATCTTCAATTCGATTTCTGGTATGATGGGCGGCTCTACGTGGAGTTTTGCGGGCGGGTTTGCTAATGGCGGTTATACCGGGAACGGCGGCAAGTACGAACCGAAAGGCGTAGTTCACGGCGGTGAATTCGTGTTCACGAAGGAGGCGACAAGCCGGATCGGGGTTGGCAACCTAAACCGACTAATGCGCGGTTATGCGAACGGCGGTTCAGTTGGCAATGCTTCGCGCGGAGCAGGGTTAACGCTTTCAAGCGGTGGCGCTGGCGCTGGGAACTATATCGACGTTAGCGGGATGCGAGTCGATGTGAATAACGGCAACGATCCAAAAGGGCTTGAGCAGGGCATTCGTATGATCTGCAACGAAATGATTAACGAATCGTTTTCACAAGGTGGCAAAGCTTACACCTACATTATGGAAAAAACAGGAGGCTAATCAATGGCGACGCTAGACGAATTTACATGGTGTACACAAATTCAGAATAGCGGCGGCGCAATGACTACCGAGAACAACGACAGGGAAGTCGTTTTCGGTAACGGCTACAAGCAAGTTGCATCGTCTGGATTTAACACTGAGCGCCGGGAGTTTACGATCGTATACGCTGGCAATGATTGGAAGGCGGTTAAGGCATTTTGTACCGGGCATCGACTGAAGCCGTTTTTATGGCTTCCGCCAGATGAACAATTAGGCTTGTTCATTGTGAAGTCTGGTTCGGTTGCGCTTACCCCGATCGCGCCGGGATTGAACGAAATCCGCGCTACGTTTTCCGAACAGTTTACATCTATGGAATAGCACTATCTAACAATAGCCCGCCTTGCGCGGGCTTTTTTATGGCTGTAGAATGGTTGCACATTCACAAATGGAGTAAATAAAATGGCTGAAACTGGTAAAGAAAAATGGGAAAACTGCCTGCAATCCCTTTACCCCGGCGAGATTATCACGCTGGTAGAGATTGACGGCGAGAAGTTCGGTGCGCAGGTCTACCGATTCCATGCTGAGAATATCGCGTACACGCCTGAAGAACTTATGCAAGCGCGTGAAACTGGTGTATTGCCGCCGAAAGAAATCACCTTTCAGGGCGAACAATACGGGGCGCGACCTTTTGGCATTTCCGGGATCTCGTTCACCAGTAACGGAAAGGCCGGAAAACCTAAGCTTACGATCTCTAACATTGATTCGCAGGTTGCCGCGCTAATCCGTTCCTACAATGGCATGATGCAAGCTAAGGTTACGATATGGGTTGCGCCGAAAGATTTAATGAACGNACGGCACGATCGAAGACGGCGCGTTCCGAAAGCTGGTTTACTACATTGAGCGCCCGGATTACGTCGATTCAACGTTAGCACGATTCGATCTCACATCACCTTATGATATGGATGGGATTATGATCCCGCCGCGCACGTCGCAAAGCGTTTGTTATTGGGCGCAACGTGGATGGTATAAAAGCGGCAAGGGTTGCGCGTATGCCGGAACGAATTACTTCGACAGAGACAATAATCCGGTAGACGACCCGTCGAAAGATTTTTGCCCCGGCACATTAACGGCATGTAAACTTCGCTTCGGCGCGGATCAGGAATTAGATTTCGGTGGTTGTGCCGTCGCTTCACTACAGAGGAAAATGCAATGATTAATGCAAAAGTTAAGATCGAAATCATGCGCCACGCGCAGGACGCTTACCCCGCTGAGTGTTGCGGGGTTGTCACCCAAAAAAGCCGGGTTCAGCGTTACCACAGGATCGACAACATGCACGACGACCCGGAAAACCATTTCGAAATGAACGCGCAACAGTACGCCGACGCGCTGGAATGTGGCGAACTGGTTAGTGTGGTTCATAGTCATACTGGCGACGGGGCAACTACACTACCTTCGCCGCACGATACATGTGTCTGTAACGAAATGGGCGTCATGTGGACTATCGTTAGCTTGCCTGAAGGTGATATGCGATTCGTTCAACCGTCAACGCTTCCGCTGATTGGTAGGCCGTGGGCGCTAGGCTCGTTTGATTGCTGGGGCTTAGTTATGGCTTACCACAAAGAACACGGAATCGAATTAGGCGATTACAGAAAACCTTATGAATGGTGGAAACCTGAGTTCGGGGAAAATCTGTATCAGGATCTTTATCAGGCCGAAGGGTTCGTCCCGACCAATCAGGAACCGAGGCCGGGCGATATGATTATCATGCAACTACAATCGCCAGTATGGAACCACGCCGGGATTTACGTAGGCGATAACAAGATCTTGCATCACGCGTTCGGCAAGTTGTCGCGTGAAGATTTATATTCCGGTTGGTATCAGGAGCACACTGTTATGATTTGCAGACACAAGGATCTGAAACTATGAATACATCATTGAAGAAAATAAAGCTTTCTGGTTCGCTGGGGCGTCGTTTCGGCGTCTTTCACTATCTGGCTGTTGATTCATACCCGGAAGCAATTCGGGCGCTGTCGTCGCAGGTGGAGGGCTTTAAAGACTACATGCAAAGCGAAGTCGGTTCCAGAATGAAGTACGCCGTATTCGTTGACGGGAAGAACATTAGTCACAACAACGAAAAAGAGTTCGCTTGCGCTAACGAAGTTCGAATCCTCCCGATCCCTACTGGTTCAAAGTCGGGCGGTCTGTTTCAAATCGTGTTAGGTGCGGCGATTATGGTTGCGGCATTCTTTACGGCTGGCGCGTCGCTGGCGGCGATGGGGGCGCTTGCTTCCTCCGCATTTATGATGGGCGGCGCTATGGTTTTGGGTGGCGTAATGCAGATGATTAGCCCGCAAGCTGGGGGGCAAAATTTCGAAGTGCAATCCAGCAAGAACAAGCCGTCCTATGCTTTCGGCGGGGCGGTGAACACAACGGCGGCGGGGTATCCGATCCCGCTTCCGTATGGCGAACGAACTGTCGGCGGGGCGACCTTCTCCGCAGGTTCCTACGCTGAAGATATGGCATAAAATTAGCCCGCCTTGCGCGGGTTTTTTTTCGCCTGTATAATGGAAACACCGATAAATAGCACAAAAGGTTAAACATCATGATTAAAAAAGTGATAACCGGATCGAAAGGCGGTGGCGGCAAGCCTCACAATCCTGTTGAGATGGAAGATAATTTGATTTCAATCAACAAGATTCGCGTTTTGCTGGCAGTGTCAGACGGCGAAGTCGATCCAGACTTTGATATGAAAATGCTGTTGCTTAACGACGTTCCGGTAATGAACGACGACGGAACATACAACTATGAAGGCATCACGGCGGAGTTTCGCCCCGGTACGCAAACGCAAGATTACATACAGGGATTCACCGACAGCGCAAGCGAAGTAACGATGAATCGCGTTATCGAACGAGATACGCCATACAGCATTAACGTTACGAACAAGTCGCTTTCAGCTATCCGTATCAAAATGTATATGCCGCGTGGCGTGAAGGTGGAAAACAACGGCGACAAGAACGGCGTTCGCGTCGAATACAAAGTAGAATTGGCTGTCGATGGGGCGGCGTTTACCGAATACTTCACCGACGTGATCGACGGTAAAACAATGTCGGGTTATGACCGTAGCCGCCGAATCAATCTTCCGGCGTTCAACAGTCAAGTAATCGTGAGAGTGTCGCGCGTTACTCCTGATTCCGACGATTCTAACCTGATCGACGAAATCCAGTTGAAAAGCTATGCGGAAGTAATCGACGCTAAATTCCGTTATCCGCTGACTGGTCTGTTATTCGTGGAATTCGATTCGAAGATGTTTCCGACGCAGATCCCGAATATTTCGCTTCGTAAAAAGTGGAAGGTGATTAACGTCCCGTCGAACTATAACCCGATTACCCGCGACTATAACGGAAGCTGGGACGGCACGTTCAAAAAGGCGTGGAGTAATAACCCGGCATGGGTTCTTTACGATATCATCACGAACCAACGTTACGGGTTAGATCAGCGTGAGTTAGGGATTAATGTCGATAAGTGGGCGTTATACGAAGCCGGGCAATATTGCGATCAGATGGTTCCAGACGGAAAAGGCGGAACCGAACCGCGTTACCTTTGCGATGTGGTTATTCAGTCGCAGATTGAAGCGTTTAAACTGGTTCGCGATATCTGTTCAATCTTCCGTGGTATGTCGTTTTGGAATGGCGAAAGTTTATCTGTCGTGATCGATAAGCCGCGCGACCCGTCTTACATTTTCACCAACGAAAACGTAGTCGGCGGTAACTTCTCTTACTCGTTCGCGAGCGAAAAGAGCATGTACACGACTTGCAACGTGCAGTTTGATGATCATGAAAACTTATATCAACAGGACGTTGAACCTGTATTCGATACTGACGCGGCGCGACGCTTCGGCAATAACCCGACAAGCATTACAGCGATCGGATGTACGCGACGCAGCGAGGCTAACAGGCGCGGACGCTGGATTCTGCGAACTAACCTTCGCAGCACGACGGTTAACTTTGCTACCGGGCTGGAAGGTATGATCCCGCAAATCGGCGACGTCGTGGCGATTGCAGATAATTTCTGGTCAAGCAATCTTACGTTAAACCTTTCCGGGCGAGTCATGGAAGTATCAGGGTTGCAGATTTTTACGGCGTTTCGTGTTGACGCCCGCGCTGGTGATTTTATTGTCGTAAATAAGCCGGATGGAAAGCCCGTTAAGCGCACTATTTCTTCAGTGTCACCAGACGGCAAGACGATAGAAATAAACGTAGGGTTCGGCTTTGACGTCGCGCCAAACACTATCTTTGCTATCGACCGAACCGACGTTGCATTGCAACAATACGTTGTGACCGATATCAAGAAGGGCGACGGCGACGAAGAGTTCGTATTCAGCATCACGGCTGTTGAGTATGACCCGAACAAATACGACGCGATCGACTACGGCGTGAATGTGGACGACAGGCCGACAAGTGTCGTAGATCCTGATAAGTTGCCATCACCGAAAAACGTAGCGGTCGAATCGTTTTCGCGAGTAGTGCAGGGCTTGAGCGTAGAAACGATGGTCATTAGCTGGGATAAGGTCGATTACGCGGCATTTTACGAGGTGCAATGGCGCAAGAATAACGGAAACTGGATTAACGTTCCTCGCACACAAACTAACGAAACATTCGTCGAAGGTATTTACGCGGGTGAATACTCCGTCCGGGTTCGCGCTATCTCTTCTTCGGAAAATGCTTCCGTGTGGTCTGAGGTTGTAACTGTTGGGTTAACTGGCAAGGTAGGCGAGCCGGGAGCGCCAATTAACTTTACGGCATCCGACGACGTTGTTTTCGGCATCCGGTTAAAATGGGGTATGCCTGAAGACTCCGGCGACACGGCTTACATAGAGGTGCAGCAATCGCCAAACAACAGCGTAGAAAATGCATCGTTGCTAACGTTAGTCCCGTATCCGCAACATGAGTATTTCCATACTCCGCTTGAGGCCGGGAAGATGATTTTCTATAGAATTCGCGCCATCGACAAAATCGGCAACGTGTCTTCGTGGACTAACTTAATACCGGGGATGGCGTCTACTGATGTGGAAAGCATTATCGGAGAAATTAAGGTTGATATTGAGAATTCGCCGGGCTATCAGTGGCTGAAGGAGAACGCAACCGACGCGATCGCAAGAATCCAGAACACGGCGGAATCGGCAATCGAAAACGCGTTAGCGAACGACAAAGACGTCCGAATTCAGCGAGTGAAGAACGGAAAATTCACGGCGCAGATTAAAGAGTCGTTACAGCTTATCGCGAATGAAACGGAAGCCCGCGTAACGCAAGTTTCGCAGATGGAAGCGGATTTCGACGGAAGGATTAACGCGCAGAATACCGAACTTCGACAGGTTATCGCCACGGAAACGGAAGCGCTATCGCAGGAAATTGAAGATTTACGCGCGGCTGTAGGCGACGATATTCAGGCGCAGTTAACGCAGGTTCAACAGGCAATCGCCAACGAAACGGAAGCGAGAACCACGGCGGACACGGCGTTAAGCGCAAGGATCGGAAACAACGAAGCGGCATTGAATCAGAAACTTGATTCGTGGGCTAACGTTGATTCAGTCGGCGCGATGTATGGAGTTAAGCTTGGATTGACGTACAACGGGCAGCAGTACAGCGCCGGAATCGCAATGTCGCTTGTAGCTTCTGGTGTGGGTGGTGTTAAATCGCAACTTCTGTTTGAGGCCGACAGATTCGCGATCTATAACGGTGCTAATAATCAAATTAGATACCCGTTTATCGTTGAGGGCGGGCAGGTAATACTAAGTAGCGCGGTGATTAAGGACGGATTCATCACTAATGCCATGATTGGTGGATACATTCAATCAAACAACTATGTATGGAATCAGTCGGGGTGGCACTTAGGGAAGGACGGCACGTTCCTTAACTTCGGTTCAACTCCGGGCGAGGGTTCGATGAAGCAGGATAACCAGACGATCAGCGTTAGAGATCAGAATGGCGTTCTTCGCGTCCAGATTGGTAGAATTACTGGCGTATGGTAAAATCTTAGGGCGGCGAGCGTCGCCCTATATCTTTTAAGGAGGTTCGAATTATGGCTTCTTACGGCATTGGAACGTGGGACGGTAACGGAAACTATAATAACTACGGCATTAAGCCAGTTTCGGTTATTGGAATCATAAATCTTAGTAGCGGTCAGAATTCCGGCTCATGGAATTTCGATGTTCCGCAGGGGATGAAAGTAGGGTTTGCGGTAACGCTTGATACTGGAGGCCAAAAGATAGGCCGACGAATAGTTGCAAACGGTAATAACATTTCAATCTATCCGGCGTCTGATATCGGGATCGGTAACTACCCGGCATCTAATTGTGAATTGGTTGTATTCTTGGAGAATGCTTAATTATGGCTAGATATGGCGCTTACATTGACAGTAATTCGGGGCATCCGTTTATAACTCCGGTATCAACTCCGTTCGTTCTTTACACTAAGGCTTCAGTATCATCCGTTGATGTTGGCGCTGATTATAAGGGCGCTAGCGGAACAATAGATATTAATCCATCATATCCCGCCATGGTTTTCTTGAGATCTGATAACAGGGCAACCCTTAGCGCAACAAGATCGGGCGGTCAAATATTATTCGGCGGTAGTATTCAGGGAAGGAATAACCCGCACTTCACAGTTACGGCGTATGTGTTCGCAAGATTCCCGCAACCAACCCCGCGCTATGGAATGGCTATATGGGACGCGTCAGGGACTTGCATACTGACTAATGAAAGCAGGGTATTAACCGATCTTGTTACTGTTGGTACTGTAGGTAATGGCGGGGGGATAAATATCGATCAGACTCTTCCGGGGAATTATGCCGTGTCTCCAATGATTATGGGTGCGACGCTTATACAAATATTTGTTCAGGGACAGCCGCAGATAATTAACATATCCGCGTCTACTGGAGCATATAACAGCGGAGGCGGGACAAGGATTAATGCCGTATCAAGTCAGGCGGCAAGCGGTAGCGTTGTAGGATATCTTAATACAGGGGTGACAATAACAGCTATAAACGTTGATGGACTATAAGAAAAAGCCCGGAATTAACCGGGCTTTATATTTTTCATCGTTTGCAGTCGTGAGTGGTGAATTGCCTTTCGTTTACATAATGAAATGAGAACGGGTATCCGGCGCGTAACATTAACTCCCCTCCATTGAGCCTCGTTCCGAACACATACACTTCGTATTTGTTAGATCTAGATTCGTATATAGCGGTACACGTTCTTTTCGGCATATCAGCACAACCAATCAGAGCTAACGCAATCGCCGCGACAATAAATTTCTTCTTCATCCTATAACCCTCCATTCGTTTGCTTATCGGCATTATACACGTTTGCGATCGTGATTGTTGGCAAAAAGTGCGATCCGGAAAAATCACGCCGTAATCCTATTACGTGTAATCTGTGTAATTTTTGTCTACGATTTTAATGATTACAGAATCCGCGCAAAATTTGAGCAGCTATAGAGCGCCCGGATATGCGCTAACTCCTTATAATATATAGATAATAATAATAATCTTAAATTGGTTTTTTATATGTGTAATTATCATGTAATCAATGTAAGCGATGTAATCGTGTTTTTTGTGATGCGTTCAAATTGATAGTGATTCTCTATGGAATGATGCGTTATCGATGGGGAATGTTGATATTTCTCTATAGAGTGATTACAAGCTTACATCTTATACATGCAACTTTACACGCTTTATAGTATTGAATTACATAGAGATTTTGTGTAATCGTATTTTTTCTAAGGAATGATTACGCACAATTACAGCGTAACTGTTGACTAAATGTTCCTACTGGCTATAATGACCACATCATCAACGAAGGAGATAAACGAATGTTTAAAGTATTCACCAACAAACAGCTTAACAACGACGAATACCACGATCCGAAAGGTTGGGCGGCGGAGTACGTAAGCGGCTCAAGCCTTGCCGATATCTTCAATACCTGCCCGGCTAACTGGAGATTTAAGAAGAATCAGACAACTAAGGCGCTGGAGTTCGGGACACAATCGCACACGAACTTCGAAAGCAAAAAATTGTTTGAAGCGACTTACAAACGTTGCCCGGCTCCGTCCGAGTTTAAGGATCTGATCACGTCGCAAGCCGGGTTATCCGCTAAGTTAAAATCATTCGGCCTGAAAGGTACTTCAGGGAAGCAGTATCCCGACCTTTTGAAAATGATGGTTTATTGTGGCGAAATGCTTAACGTTCAATACCTGATCGAAATGGTGGCGGAAGCCGAAGCGCGGGCAGAAGGCAAGCAGTTAGTAGACGCCGAAGCATACGACGCTTGCGTTACAATGCGAAAAGTTCTTGAATCAATCCCGGAACATGACGCTTGCATCAACAGTGAAACAGCAATGCACGAAGTTTCAATCTTCGGAACGATTTCCGGCGTGAAGGTTAAGGTTCGACTCGATCACTTAGATTTACGCGAGAACGTCGAAGCGCGTGTGCTGACTGGTTATTCCGACGAAGGCGATCCGGTTTACGAAACGGTTATTCATCCTGAAGCGCTAGTGATTACCGACTTCAAAACTACGACAAGCGCTAACCCGTTGGAGTTTCCGCGATTGGCATTTAACCACGGCTACTATTTGAAAATGGCGTTACAGCATGACTTACTGAAGCGAGCAATTCAGGCTGGGGCATTCGAAGGAGTAGATCCGAATATCCCGATTGTTGTCCGCCTCCTTGCTCAAGAGAAGAAGGAACCATTCTTGCCGATGGGCTATCGTATGACGCCGGAACAGCTTCGAATCGGGCGTACACAATACGTTAGCGTAGTTCACACATACAAAGAGTGCGTAGAATCAGACGTATGGCCTTCATATGCTAACGGCGCGGCTGAAGTCGATTTAGAAACGCCTCAGTGGGTGAGGTATCAGTACAAACACGCATTATAATAAACAGCACAAATAGCTAAACATATAAAATGCGGGGTGATATAATTCATCCCGTAAACAAAACAAATCAGGAGATAACAGAATGATTCTTTCCCAACAATCCGATCAAATCCTTCCGGCTCTGTTTAAGGCGCGTGGCAAGTTCGTAAAGGCCAAGAAAGACAAGCAAAACACACACCTGAAAAACAAATATGCGACGCTTGATTCTATGATGGAGGCCGTTACCCCAGCATTGACGGATAACGGGATCATGATTATGCAATCCATGCTTGACACAAGCACCGACACAACCTTCCATCTTGAAACGATGCTTATTCATGCGGAAAGCGGTCAATTCGCCCGGTTCTTTATGTCAATGCCAATCGCGAAGCGTGACCCGCAAGGCGTAGGATCTGCAATGACATACGCACGACGTTACGGACTGGCAGCGGCATTGGGCATTAGCCAAGCGGACGACGACGCGCAATTAGCTGTCAAGTCGGCGGCGGATTGGAAAAAGGATCTTGACGAATGCGAAGATTTCGAACAGTTAAAAGATGTTTGGGCGACAGCGTTTAGACAGTGTGACGCGGCAAACAAAGCAATCGTCCAAGATCACTACAACAAATTGAAAGCGAAATTTGAAGTTGGTAAAGCGCGCGGATTCCGCCCAGCTGAAAAGCCGGAACAGAAAAAACCAGTTGAACCGGAACAGCGTCAAGCGGTACAATCTCAATCAATCAACGATTTCGAATAATATCAACGGGCGGCGAAGGTCGCACATTTTTACAGGAGATTAAAGAATGCACGTAATTACAGGTGAAATCCGCAAGGAACCGAAAACATTAGATCGCAATGGCTCTACTGTTTACATCGTCGAACTGGCAGAAAGTTACAAGCCGCGCGACGGCAACCGCGAATATACGAACTACACTTTCTTCTTTAGTGACGGCGGTAAGCCCGGTTTAGCGCAATGGTACGCTGAAGCATTCCAGATCGGGAAGGTCATTTCGGTATCGTGCGAAACGCTGAAGATTTCTTCACGCGAGCACAACGGAACGATTTACAACACGCTTCAGGCGGCAGACTTCCCGCGACTGATATTTAGCCAGCGCGGAGAAAGTCAAGCACCACAACAGCAAGGCGGCGGGCAATCGACACAGCAGCGACAGCCCCAACCTCAACAGGGATTCGACGACGATATCCCGTTCTAACAGAAAAAATAAAGGAGCCTTTCGGCTCCTTTTTTATTACTTAGCAGTTTGGACAATAAGCGCTTGCATTTCCGCAATTGCGGCTTTCATTTCTGCGATCTCGTTTTTCAACTCTTTAATTTCCTCCTGTTGAGCCTGAATAGTTTTATTCTGCTTATCTGAATCATCAATCATTTCATTGATCGCGTTAACCAAAAGAGCAGTAACACCGCCATAGCTAACACCTAAATATTCTGAATCTGAAATCTTGTAAACCGCTTCCGGTAAAACAGTTTGCACGTCTTGAGCTATTACACCAGCCTCCTCCGAATAGAAAGAATATTCATCTTCATCAAGATTGTTGCGCTTAAAATAAGTGTAACCTTTTATTGATTTCACTTTTTCTTTAGCGCTTTCAATCTCTTTTAGGTTTGCTTTCAGGCGAATATCGGAAGTGTTAACCCATTGCACAGCAGACGCATAACCAGAATCGTTAAACCCATAAACAGCGCCCCTTACATTAAAATGAGCTTCGCAACCTCCAGCGCTATATCTGGCAACATCAAGACCAGCAGCCCAATCTCCACCCCATCGAACAACCTTAAAGACGTTTACTGCCGCATCATCAACAGGTAATTCAACAAGCATACCACAAGCGCGTTCTCGCCATACTTCAAAACTTCCAGGGGCTACTTGACCACCGATTAACGCATTGCTGCCCCCAAATCTAGATCCTGAAACTCTAATGCCGCTAGCGTTATTATCAACAGGCCATATATTTAAAAGTCCGTTAAGGTGCATATTTTGCGCTTCATAAGCTGCAACATTCATACCATTGCAATAAACTTGCAAAACACCATCACTGCCCCATTTCAAACCTGTGTCAGTATCGCCAATAACAAGAGAATTACTGCCAAGAGCATTACCAATACCCCTACCGATTGTTATTGAGTTGTAATTCAGCGCGTTACCGCTTTCATCAAACTGATAATAGTTTGTGTCGCCACCTTCCCTAGTAACTTGTATTGTTGATTTTGCTAATCCACCTTGAATTTCGTTGTAAATTCTTGAGTATGAAAGCTGTACATCTTCTGGACTTTTGTTTATTAAATAAAGAATTCCAGAGTTTGCAGAGTTTTTTTCTGTTAGGCTTATTCCTCTAAAAACAGGAATGTCAGTTTCACCAATGCCCAAATTATTCCTTGCAAGGTCTTTGTTTGCAAGATCATTAAGGTTTTGATCTTTATGCAGCAGATTTTCAGGCTGTACCTGTTGCGCCCATTGGCGAGCTTCATCACGCGCAGTTTCAGCGCCAGCCTTTGCTGTATCAGCGCCAGACTTTGCAGTCTCAGCGCCAGATCTTGCAATATCAGCGGCGTCGCGAGCGTCCTCCGCTTCATTACGAGCATTTAACGCCCCAGCCCTGAACTGATTGGTTTCATTCTTCAATTGCTCAGTGGCAGCACGATCCGCACTTGTCGATTGAGCGGCGGCTTCCGCGCGAGCAACAAGATCCTGTAATGTTTTAAGGTCAAAGTTTTTGAAGAATTCAATTGCTTCCTCTATTTCCGTTTCTTTGCTCTGGTAGTAACGAAGCGTTTCGGCTACGTCTTGCGCCATGCCGTCAACGGTTAACGAGTCATTCAACAGGATCACATATTTGGATTGCGCCACCGCTTCGCCGTCCGTCGTAATGGCGGTCATTTCCGTATCGCTATCGATCGTGTTGATTACCGCCAGCTTCAATGGGGTAGTAAGGAAAACTATAGTTGCGCCTTTGCGGATCAGGGATAACGGTTCGCGCCATTGAGTACCGACGCCCGTTACTTGTCCTTCTGCCGTCATTGACGCTTCGCCTTGTCTGTATAAAGCCATTTGTAAATCCTCCAAGTAAATAGCACTATTTGGTAAACCATGATTTTAGCATTGTGTTATGTGTGCGGCAATAGGGAAATAAAAAACCCGCCGAAGCGGGTTAGAGTAAATCACTTGCATTAAATATTTTTCGTTGCATTCCAGATCGGAAGCCGCCTTCGTTCGGAATGATAACTTTCAATTCCCTGTCGTCCGCCATGTAAAGCGTATCACGATCTCTCGGCGTACATGCGACGCGCATTTCCCGTTCTCCTTTGTAGCGATAGGCTACCATTTCCAGATTTTCAGGAGTAAAGCACGTCCAGACTTCTTGACCTGTTGCAAGGTGTACATGTTGCGAGTCGATCCAGTTTAGGCAAAGGTAAATCGCCTTGTCGGTTGAACCACTCACGACAACGGAGGCGGCTGTATATTTCTTCGCGTAAAACGATTCGCGCCCTTCTTCGTCGATAAACAGGATATTGCAAAATTCATCGTCTAATCCGTCTTCATGCACCATGCGACACGGCAACGCATGAATAAGCGATTCCCAGCCATTCTCCAGCGTTTTTACGCCCACATCGTAAGATTCATCTCCCGGAAGATAAATCCCTTCAAACATCGAAAGAGGTGTCCTGTCGCGCTTTTCTGTTCGCTCCATTACTGCGACACATTGTTCATGCTCCGCCATTGCTACGCCGACATTGTGAACCGGAGTTCGACGGGCTTTTTTGTTGGCCTTAATAACGTATTCTTGCGGAACCTTACCCAAAAAGCGGCCTAAGATGTTAATCACTTCGCTGTATTCGCACCCGGTAAGCTTCATCATCCAGCCGATCCCGGTATCGTTGCCGCAAGAGTTACAGATCGCGCCGCCGTCGCCAGCTTCCTTTAATTTGTCCGTCCATCTGAAGCGGTCTTTACCTCCGCAATTCGGGCAAGATTGGTGTTTTTTGTTGAACACGTCATTCGGTAGGTTGCAGATCGATTGTAACGCCTCCCGCCACATTCCTTTCATGTATGGCAAAACGTCTTCTTTCTGGTACATCATATTATCTTCGTGCATCTTCTTTGCTCCAATAAAAAACGCGTAACGAGATTCTAACCCGCTACGCGTTCATTGTTTTAGCTATTTGTGCTTTGCGTCGTTTCATCTTTTCGAACAACGCGCATAAACTTGCGATTCTTGCAACGCTTTTCTAAGCACTTGCCGTTACTGTCGAACTTGATATCGAAGCGAAGCCAGCTTGCGCGATATCCTTTACAACCTTGTCGGCGGTATGCGCGATGCGCCGCTTCAGCGCCTTGCCACGAAATCATGCCGCGAACTTTCCATTCGTTCACGTTCTGATTGGTCACTTTCAGCGCCTTAGCTGTTGCGGACGGCGAACCGTAATATTCGATTAACGCGTCAAGTCGGGCGCGTAGTCCGGCGCGTACTTCGTCCTTCAGGATGTAGAATCCGCATCGCTGGCGGGGCTTGATATCTTTCCCGCGTCGTG